CCAGTGTAGAGTCCAGCTTGGTAGCACCATCATCGACCCACAACGCATAGTCGTTCGTCGCTTCGTTCGCCGCCCCTTCAATGTAGACGGTGGCCGCGTTCGTGACTGCACCAGCACCAACCGTAATTTGTGGTTCGCTGACCCATAACTGCGCGATGGTCGTGCAATTGCCAGCCGTGACAATCGAATTGTTGGCCTTGATGCCAGCGATAGCGGCTGAGTCTCCACTGTGACCGGTCAAAACCCCCGACGTATAGAGTCCGAACGCCACGGTGCTGGCACCACCAGACGTGAACGCCCCAGTTAGGCCAAGTCGCACATAGTCGACCGTGCTACCACCGATGGCATGTGGTCCGACTACGGCGTTCACATACGCGCCGGTTGTCCCTTCGATAACCGCGTCGAGATTGTCCCGTAGCTGGGCGTTCATCAATGCCGCAGTCACGAGTTCGCCAGTTACCCACGTTCGAGGATCTGAATAGGCCATGATCGACTCCTAAATGTCCCATGCGAGAACCGTTGTCTCGCCTAACTCTGATGCACCATCGACACCAAGAATCCACGCACCGCTCTGGTCAGCCGGTTTAAGGTTCCACTGCACTCGCAAAATGTTTCCACGCGACAACGAGAAACTGACACCTTGGATAAAGAAGTCGCCAGCGCTTGGATCAAAGTCTAAATACGTTGTCTCGCCAAGTTCACTCTCACCCACCGTGCCGACGTGCCATGCCTCGTCGTTATCCAGACCGGTCATCGTTTCATCGATGCCGATCTTGTCGCCCGGTTCCCTGAGCAACGCCTGTTCCATCAGCGTGGCATTGGAGTTCGCCGCAATCTCCATCGACTTCACCACGAACCGTGCGCTGTTCGTCGCTTCGTTCTGCCACTTCGCAATTTCCAGTGCGAGTTCTGGGTCCGACTCATACGGCATGTTGATGCGGATATCCTGCTCGCCGTATTTAGTAATCGACGAGGCGTCCGAGTCATCCACGGTCGTCGGCGTCTGGTCTTTGATCGCAATGCCGCGCACCTGTAGCGTGGTCAGATAGGCTTTCGTCGCACCGCTGTTGACGATCTGCAACGTCGCGGTGTTGGCAGCAGTCGTGGTGACAGTGACGGCCACGTCCGACGTGAGCACGCTGCCGCTTCCGTCTGAAGCACTGTTCGCTATCCAGTCCGTGCCTGACACGGGCGTCGTCAGATTGGTTGTGGCAATCTGCACACCTCGTGCGGTCGTTGATGTGGACGCGCCGAAGTTCACGCCAGTGATGATCCTGTCGGTGAACTCCGCAATGATCGTGGTCGTCTCGCCAGCGTCCACGCTTGGCACGACCTCAGTACTCGTTAGTTCCCACAACACGCTTGCCGCCGTGTCGAGTGTTCGCGGATGCACGACGACATAGGTGTGATTGATGATGTCCTTGCGTGACTGTTGTGCCTTCAGCGTGACCATGTTGTTGTCGAACGTATGACTGGATGCGCCATACGCCAGCCGCGCCGTGCGGTTCTCAAACGTCAGCTTCCCACCCTTCGCGCTCGCCGCATCAGTCGTGCCACGAATGTAGAGGTATCCCATCTCGGACATCACGACATCGTTCAACGCTCTTAGGACCGTGGTCTGGTTGTCCGTCAGGTTGTCCAGACTGTAGGCAAACGTCGACCGTCCCGTGTCGTAGTCCGTCGCAATCGGCTGACGACCGACCGAGTTCGTCACCAACGTTGTGACCAACTGGTCAGAGCGTTGACCGGTCTGCACTGGCAACGCCTTTAATTTAGATCGTGCAGCCTCATCCATCCAATCGAGGACGACGCACTTCACGGTCTGTCGTCGATACTGTCCAGCATCAGGCTTCACCTCTGTCAGCGTCCCGATAAATTTAATGTAGTTGGTGCCGCCGTAGCTAAACGTGACCGAGAGAATCAAACCCAGATTCCATCCGACGGTGCCAGTCGTTCTCGCATTGGTGTGGCCGGGACTGTAGTAGCCTTGCACGCCTCCAGAGTTGGAGGCGCTGTTGTTCATGGCAAAGGTCATCGTCCCAGTACGACCGACTCGTGCAGTGGGACCTGTCCCAGAAATGCCGTACTTACCACGCAATGGTTGTGCGCCTAGAACAACGTCAGCCGTGATGTCCGTAGACGCTGACCCAGTGCCAGAAAAATAGGCATTAAGCGTGACCGTTGGAGTAACAGTTGGCATCGTTACTGACTCGTCAACATTGCGTCACGGAGATGCACCGGCAGGAGTTCCAGTTCTTCTCTGACCGCCCTGAGTTCGTCAAGCACCTCGGTACTGTCTCCCTCACCAGTGATGTCCACCGGCACGGCACCATCAGCGAGCGGAATGATTGCTTCGTGTCCATGCAGCATCGCCAGCGTGCCGCTACCGAAGTTACCGACACCACCATGCTGGAAGTCTCGCGCCCCTCCCACGCCAGCGCCATGTTCGCCGCTTTGTGAGCCGTGGTAGTCCACATCCACGGTCATGTGTCTCGGAATGTTTGGCGTGTGTCCGGGGTCGTTATAGACAACATCGACCGTGGCGTCAGGCACTCCCATAATCTTGGTAATAAGCGCTTGAAGGTCAAGAGACAACTGTTGGATTGCGCCAGTGACCAACTCCCAGCCGTCAACCTGTTCCTCTGGCCTGACTGCACCATTGGCAATCGCCATGTCGATCAATTTCTGCGTGTCCTCATCAATGGGGATACCCATCTTCCGATACGCCTCTTCGAGCGCGAAGATGTTTGGAGCCATCATCAACAGTGCTTCGTTCTCCTTGAACCCAGCGGCAATGAGTCGATCAAACTGATCACCGGCCAACGATCCCATAGTCACGAGGGCTTCTTCGGTCAGCCCTCCAGTAACCGACAACCCAAGCAGCACGTCATCGAAGGCGTCAACCGCATTGACTAGGTCTTCGTTCTGTGTGATTAGCTTGTTCCATCGTTCAAGGTGCTGGAACGCCACGTTGTCACTGGTCATGCCGAGTGCTTCAAAGGATGCGCTGATAGCACTGATCGCAGGTCCAGCTAACCGTGCCGCCTCAACAAAACCTAGACCGGCCTCAACCGCTGTTCCAAACGCACCGACAGCAATCAATCCAAATGCTTCTAACTCATCCTTGTTCGCTGATGCCAGTCCTGTCTGTTGTCCAATCAGATCGTTATAAGCACCACCAAGTCTTACGCCTTCGTCTAGTGCGACATTCAGGGCGTCGTTGGCTTCTGTCCACTTGTCGGTGCCTACTTCTACCCCTGCAAGGTGTTCGCGTAGTCTCGCAACCTCCTCATCATTCTTTTCGATAGCCGTGGCGTTCTCATTGAATGCGGTGGTCAGCGCTGTTGTCTCATTCGCCAGTGGCTTGATCATCGCGGCAAGACCGGTGAACACACGGTCGCCTTGTTCACGCATGAACTCCAGCACCTCGGCAGACTCAAACCCAAATCGCTTCTGAAGTTCCAGCAGTTCAAGGAACGACCGACCTGCTATCTCATTCGACGCCACTATCTCGTCAGCGATCATGCGAAACGAACTACCAAACGACTTGGACGCTTTGTCTGTCGACAGGACACCCATCTCCACTGCACTAAAGAGGTCGCGTGTCTTCTCAATGGCACGAGACATCCCGAACTCAATCACACCACCGGCATCTTCAAACACCTCGGACAAGTGGGTCATCATTGCACCCCAGTCCGACACGCCCCACTGGTCAGCCGTCTTCGCAATCTTCTCCGACAGTCCATTACTGAGTGACTGTCCCCACGACTCGCCAACTTTTTTGATGCGTTGTTGTGTCGTTGGGGCTTTGAACATTTTGATAATGCCGCCGATCATCGGTCCAGCCAGCGCACCAATCGCCGCACCGATCGGACCCATCATGCCAGCGATTGATCCAATGATGCCGCCCTTGGCTTTGCCTGTGTCGTCAATCGCCATCGACGCACCGATAGCTGATCCAATGTCTCCACCAAGCTGCGATCCGAACTGTGCGCCTATCGCTTTTAGCCCACCACTAATGCCGCCACCACCTTTGAATGCGTCGATGATGTGCATTGGAATGGAAGCCACACTTGCCGCGAATCCTACCTTGACGTTGTCGGCCATCATCTGACCGGTCGTGTAGTACTGCTCCCGAATGTCTGACCACGGTGGCGGCTGTCGTAACATCCCGCCGATGACACCGCCAGCACCCACGCCTTGCACGGCACCTTCTTCGACCAGCTTCACCAAGCCTTTACCCAGTTGCATCCACCCGTCTGTGACGTGCGACGGCAACTGATCCCACGTCGGCGCTTCTAACGCTGTACCGACACTCCACGCCGCACCGAAGTCCAGCTCCAGTTCGCTCATGTCCAACGTGGCAAGCCACGTGTCCATGATGTCTTGCGGCACCGCTTTACCCAGTGCGTCGTACTTCGTCATCGCCAGACCGAGTGTGTCGTTCAAGGCTTTTTGTTCATCGGTCGTGAGCTTGGTGACACCACCAAGAGACGCCAGCGCCCGAACCATATCCTTCGCTTCAGGAATCGCACCTTCTCGCCATGACTTCGCAATCTTTTCCCAATTTTCAAGCGTCTCTTCGGTCGCAGGATTCAAGTCGTTGTCGAGCGTTCCGGCCAAGTCCTCCATCGACAGGTTCATGCCATCGACAATCGGTGCAACATCCTCGGCGACCTCTGCCGCTTCTTCTGTCTCGATCCCAAAATCCATCATGGCATCGCCAGAATTGCCCAACCATCCAGTCAGGCCTTTAATGGCTGCTTCAACGCCGGGGATCTTTTTGATCAACCACCCAATCCCATCAAGCAATAATGTAAGGGCTTTAACGATGCCATCTACGATAGCGACACCAGCCACGATGGCTATTCGCCCGAGACCCATTAAGAACTTCCCAAGACTCAGGATCAGTCCTCGTGCCATCTCGCTTCTGGCTATCCATGTGCCGATGATAGCGACCAACGAGCCAATCGCCACAACGGGGAAACTAAACGCACCAGCCAACGCTGCGAGGGCGGCGGTCATCGCTGGTATCGCTGGCGCAAGCAAGCCAAACGCAAGGATGAGTGGGCCAGCTGCGGAAACGACGGCAGCTAACGCCGTGACGATAATTTTGAGAGTGGGACTAAGTTTCCCAAACGCTGGCACCAGTCGTCCGCTGATGAACTGAAACACAGTAGTCCCAACCTTCAACAACTGTCTCAAGATTGGTTCCAACTGTTTCCCGATCGCTAGCCAGACACCTTCGACCGCACTCTGCATCAACGTGAACGAACCAGCCACGTTGTCGACCATAACGTCCGCAATACGCTGTCCGGTGCCTCCCGCTCCTTCTAACTCTTTCGTCATCCTTTTTAGTTCATCTGATCCTGCTCCTATGATCTCCACCATTGCTGGCATCGATATGGTGCCGAAGATTTCGGTCATCGCCGCCGTGTTTGCGAGATGCGGTTCAAGTTCACTGACAATCTGATCGAACGGTCGCATCCGACCTTCGGCCGTATTGGTCACGACGCCTAACTTGTCGAGTTGTTTTTGCGCTTCACTTGACGGCTTGACTAAATTCAACAGCGCACGGCGAAGTTGACGACCTGCCATGCCGGACGTCAAGCCAGCGTTCGCCATAATTTGCAACGATGCCGTTGTATTCTCAAACGACATTCCGACCGTCTTGGCGACAGGCCCGACCATTCTGAATGCCTGAGACAGTTCGCCAAGATCGGTGTTCGCTGTCGTGAACGCTTTAGTCAAGACGTCCATTGCAGCAGCGGTGCCTTCGGCTTCTATGCCGTAGCCTTTCGTGACCTTCGCGGCGATGTCTGCCGCTGCACCCATCGACATTGACCCTGCCGCGGCAAGGTTCAGCGTGGGACCCAGTGCCGATATGATCTCGTCTGTCTCGAAACCAGCAAGCCCAAAGGCCCGCATTGCCTCGGCCGACTGCGAGGCTGTAAATATAGTGGTTTCACCCATCTTCTTAGCGAGTCCTTCTAATTTGCCGAAGTCCTCACCAGTCGCGCCGGTCACAGCGGCCACACCGGACATCTCTTTTTCAAATGTCGAAAAGGTCTTAATGGACTGCGTGGCCATGAGAGCCAAGGGTGCAGTGATACCTGCGGCCATCGCACCGCCAACACGGGTCGCCGTTTGACCCATCTTGTCCATCTTCGACTGAAACGTCTCGGTGTCCTTCATGGCCTTTTTCAATTGGCCGGACATCCGATTCTTTAGTTCGATGATGGCTTGTATTCTGCCTACTTCAGCCATAGTCCTTTACCGTCGCCTCGCTTTGTTCGCCCGACGTTGTTCGTTGTCGCACCGCTTGATGTATTCAATCAGCGGCGGCAGGTACGTGACCGGAAGCGCACAGTATTCCGGCCACGACCAACCCATTCGTTTCATCACGCTGATGTCTGCTTGGGCGTCGTTCCACCAGCGCTGGTTTTTTTTGATTCACGACTCGCCACATTCGTATCGTGTTGATCAATCGCCTTGTCGATGATGTCGAACACCTCTTGGTTCAACGATTCGATGTTGGCGCGGTTGAGTTGCATCTTGTTGCCTTTATCGTCAGCCAGCGACCAATCAATCATGTAGGTCATCGCTCTGGCGAACGAATACTCGGTCCAGTCGAACTGCGCTTCAGGCGCTTCCGCTTCACGACCTTGACCCTTTAATTTGCTGTGGACCTTGCTGATGGACTTCAGCATCTTGCGACTCTCGCCGATGGTCAGACGTTTCTTGACCATGATCCAGAACGGACGCTCGATACTGCCGTCTGTCCACACCAATTCGATCTGTTCCTCTTCTGGTTCTACTGACCAAGGATTTCCCATTAGTTACTCCTCTGTAAGATGGTGGGTGTTCCGTGTAGTTCTAGGTCGATGACAGAGACGATATCGTCTGGGTCCACTTTGTGCCAGACCCACATCGAACCACCGAAGGCCAGATACAAATCCAACGGACGACGCTGCGTCCACGGATCTCTATCCTCCACGACCTCCGCTGATAAACGAAACCGGTGGCCGGACGTGCCGACCACCGGCTCAACAGTCCACGCGCCGAGACGTACAGCAACCTGATACTTGAAGCGAAGCTCACCGGTATGTCCGGTGGCTTTCACTAGGTAGCCGCCGTCGCCCGCGACAGATCCCCCGCTGACTGAATCGTGGTTGGCGCATCGAGCAGCGCACCAACAGATCCACCCATCGGGTTGTAGGACTCAATGACACCGATGCCGCTGAAGATGGGATTGATCGCAGTGGAGCAAATGTTCTGCGGTCGCATCTCCATGCACACGGTCGTTCCGACCAGCGAGAACAAGGTCGCGTCGACGGCACCAGCAGCAAAGTCCTGATGCCACGTTACGTCAACAGACCAATCCTTCAACCCGCCTTTCCTAACTCGGGTCGAATCGCCCATCGCTGTCTCGTCCTGCATTTCCGAAGCGTAGTTCAGACTAACCTCAGAGGCGTGCGCCGAGAGGTCAACCGCGTTGATCTGAATGAATGCGTTTGTGTATACCAGTGTTGCCATCGTCTTTACCTCGTTATTGGATACCCATCCACGGCAGGAACTTGTAACTCTCTCCGCTCGTTGTCATGCCCCACTCCGCTCGCCAGAACTGCCTATCGGTCGATGTAATCGTCGAGGTGCTTAGCGGGTTTGCCCACTGTGCACCGAGGGATGTCTGACTGGTAAACGCAATATGGCTCGTAAACTTACCAGCACCAAATCCACTAGACGATGAGCCTTGAATCCTAACCACTAGCGCACCTGTCGAAGACGACAGGATGTGTAGGCCACCATAGAGTTTTTCGCCTGCCGTAACTGCCCCAACGTCGTAGGCCGTACCCACGCCGCATGAGGTCATCGCCGTAGTTGTCGCATCCTTTAGCGGCACCGATCTAATGATCGCCATATGTCTCTCCCTTAGTCGGTGCCTGCGCTCTCGGCTGTAATGGAGAACGTCATCATGTCGCCGACGGTATTGCCGATGTTGTAAGACGCCAGCACGGACTTCATTGCATAGCCCTTAAGCGTGTCCGTTCCTTCCACGATGCCATCAGGAAACAACGTTAGGACTTTTTGATCCTCTCCGACAAGACCAAACAACGCATCGTCCGCGTTCCCTGCGCCACCGTTCCAAAATCCATTGCCATTAACAGTGGCAGTATCCAGTCCGCCAGTCCGTATTCTCGTCGAGTCTCCCATCGTGGTGACATCAAGAGTTTCCGACGAGTAGTCCAAACCGATCTCGTTATGGTCTGCGCTTAAATTGAATCCACCGAGGAAGAATTTCGCATCGGTATAAATTACTGTCGCCATGTATCACCCCGTTGAAAGATCCTTCCACGCAAGGAAGTTTACCGACAGCATGGAACGTTCCGATTTATCTCGACCGAGAGACATCGGCGTTTGTTGCGCTTCGACGTAGGAGTATCGCGTGGAGTTGATAGTCCTTTCGGTCAAGCCGTCCAGTAAATCCATTACCGTCTGCATACCGTCACGCGCGGTCTGGTAACTCGGAGACCGACGAATCACCTGCAGTCCCGCTATCTCCAGCTTTGCTTCGCCCGGGCCAGATGCCATCGCATGTATAGGCCCACGTCCTCCTGTCTCCGTCAGGATAAACGCCTCGTTCGGTTGCTCTGGCATAAAGCCTTTATAGATTGAGGTCGTTACCCCGCCAGTCGAGAGGAGATCGGAGATGTCATCCAGCAACATGTCCTATCCCTTCCCCAACTTGGCCTTCGCAATCTTGGCATAAATAGTCGCACCGATACGTGCGTCAAACGTCTTGGCGCGATGGTTGATTGGAATCTCCAAAAACTTCCAACTGGTCGGCTGTTCATGCGTTGCCGAACGTCCACCCGGCGACGATTTCTCTGGAGGCGCTGGAATTTCATGGACGTATATTGCGTAATCTGTTCCAAACGTCAAACGTGCTACCAAGTGCTTAAACGTCGCATGTTGCACCCGACCACTGCGTCTCAACCGACCACCCGGCTTGCCTTCCTCGTGAGACACTGGCGTGATGAGCTTGGAGACGCGCATCGTTTCTTCGGCTTCCTCGTTCAAGGCCTGCGCCGCGAACACAGGCACCTTGGTTGCGAGTGCCTGAAGTCCCGTCTTGAGACTGTTAACGACAGTGACCTTGACCTTGCCAGCTTTAGCCATCAGTAGTCTCTGGCGAGATACGCCTCCACAACCACGCTTACGCTTGCCTCATTCGCTGCGACCACCGCATTAAGGGTCGAGTGCGCGGCATCGGAAATCGTCAACGACACTGGCTCAGAACGACTGGCCTTGCCTCGCTTTGGAATAGACGGTCGACCTGTTTCTTCAAGAATCCACGACAGGGCATCGCCGCGAGTCAGCCCGCTGGATTTACAGAGAGCATCGAGTCGGTCGATTGACCCAGAGGACACCCGAATGGTTAGTGTGTTAGCCATGTTTTTACTTCAGGTAAACTACCGTGCAGCCCTGCGTTCCACCAAAGGGAAAACGGCCAATAGAAATAATTGTTGGGTTGATAGCATAACTCTCGGTCGATCCGACATCGCCAGTCGATAACGTGATTTGGTCTTCAGGTCGCAATGGCGCGTCGGACTTGAGATACACGGTCTGGCGACTCACTACCTCTTGCCCATCAGCACCGAGCACCTTTTCTGACTTCCCAACGACCGCTGCTTCGTACTGCACCGCCGATCCGTAGCTGGCATCGCCGTACGCATCGTAGCTTTGGAACGGAGAGACACTTATGCTCTGGCGCATTAGCGGGGCAAAGACGTTGACGTTAAACATCAGGTCACCGTTACTCGCAAGAACGGACGCAACAACGCCTCTGGCGTGTCTTGTCCTTCACTGGAATACGTAACAGACAACGGACCGACCTTCATGGACTTCACCCCAGACGATCCCTGATACATTTCCGCCGCCCTCAACAACACGGCACGTTCAATCGTCGGCGGGAGCGTGTTCGCCGTAGTGGTTGTCGCCCACTTCGCATCCGTGCTGCTGGTTTCAGGAAACTGATACCCCGCCTCATACACGACGAGCCACGGATGCAGTTCGCTTCCGGGCTTCACGTACTTGCCAAGATTCCACATCTCCTGAGCGGTCCAGCGGAAACCTTGATCGCGCCCGATAAATCCAGCCTCGGGGTCCGCAACTCGGTACTCGCTCGACTGAAACTCGGTCGCGTCTCCCGTGCTGGTGCTGTCGAAGAATCGCTGCACCGACAGGATTGGCGTGCGGCTGACAATCAGATACTGGCTCCCGTAGCTCGCGACCGTCTCCTCGTAGACCTGACGACGTAGCTCGTAGCCCACATACCTGCTGGCCCAGTCCGACGCTTGCGTCAGCGACAGATCCATGCCTGACGATGACGCCGTCGCTCCGAGCATGACCATTAGATCGCCCAGACTCGCCAACTGGTTTTCCGTACTGCTGGTGCATACCGATATCATGACCCGCCTTAGATCATCGAGTTAACGGCTGCGCCGCGACCACGTAACGTATACAGGTCGCGCCAATACGTTGTTTCCTGTATGGCTCCGTCGATAGTAGCTAACGATGCCATCGCCTCACCGCGCTGTTCGGTTAAGGCTTTCATGCGTTCCTCCGGTGTGAGGTCGTTCATCTTTTTGATGTACCACCGCTCGTCTTCGGCAAGCGCCCCATCCAGTGCATTGATTAGCGCCATTTTCTTGTTACGTTCGGTGCTCAGGTATTCGATGCGCCTAACGACCTCTGACATCTGGAGCGGTCCCCAGCTTGGTTCACGTTCGTAGCCATAACGATACGCCTGCTTCAGAAGCGCGGACTCGCCGGGAATGCGAACGTTGATTCCGCGCGCATGGGCCATGCCCAGCCAAAACTCAAGACAGGCTTTTTGGACGCTATATTCAGTCCCAACGATAAGGTCGATGCCGTAGAGAGATATCTCCTTAAAGCCCTCGACCATCGCCAGCCCAACTTCAAAAGCTACGGTGCTCGTAAAATAATCAATGCCAGCATCGGCAATCACCCTGTCGATCGGATATCGCACGGCGTTCGGGAACTCGTCGTGTGCCTCCATCATGTAAACAGGAATCGGGGACTCTCGAATCCAACCGCGATGGTCAGTTCCTTCCACGTTGTCCTCATCCCAGTTGCAATGAATGTCGAAGTGGCGCGTGGCGCGTGGCACATGGCGGTATAACTGATTCAACGTCCAAATCTCATAGTCAGGATCGTCGAACGGCGCAAGGTCTCGACTCGATGTGGCAAAGCCAATAATCGCTACCTTGTCTCGCTTCGGCTCACAGACTACCGAGCCAGCCTCTCGGTCGACTACCGTAACTTTGTGATCCGCTTCAGCCGGATGATCAAACTTGACACCCGACCCGGGTTCAGCTTCCTTTGCCGTAAGATGACTGCTCATCCTATCCCTTCCTCCTAGTATGTCGCTTTCTGACTTGCTTGTTGGGTTGGTGCTCTAGCGACTTGGTAATAGACGAAGAGGGTGGGCACTGGCGCACCCACCCTCGTTGGATTATCGACGCATGTTCCGGACGATCTGGATCTAGGCCAAAGCGTTCACCCACTTGCAGGGTCAAGCCCGTACTCATAACCAGAGTCCGACCTACAACCTCGTACGTTACCAGTGCCATGCGTCATTGTGCCTAGCCGTTGCAGGTAGTGACATACACAGCGCCGGTGCTTGTCGTCTGGTGAGGAACAACGTCTACCTCACCAAAGCCAATATCAACACCAGCCTCTAGGACCGATCCACCCGAGCTTGACGCATTCGCATTCCAGAGCAACGCGGCTTGTATAAACCGCTGTGCACCAGTGATGTCATAAAACCCAAACGCATCACCAGCAGCACTACCTGTTGCCGTTGCAGTGAACACACCAAACGTTCCAACGCTTGTGCTTGTCGCCATAAAGCCACTTGCCAGCGTGGACGTTGTGTTCCCAGTCAGGAACAGCGCCTGATTACTTGGACGGTCCGCTGTGGACAGTTCATCGAAATCATCGGCACAGGTTGTGCTGGAATGCAACAACCGCGCGCCGACAGTCATGAACTTGGTGCCACTAGCCGTGCTGGTGCCAATGTCGCCCCATCCATACGCATGAAGCAACGCCGATACATAGGAACGACCAAGACCAAGACGGTCGATGATGCGACCCTTGACCTCGTTGTCAGTCGTCCCGTCATTGCCACCGCAGGAGGCGTCGTAAGATTCAACGTCTACCGCGTGGACTGGTCTGATCTGTGCTACGTCTCTGGTTATCATGTGATGTCCTCGCTTTACTCACCAGACCCAAGCGAAACGCTATACAGGCCGCTCATCCTATGGTGCCCAAGTTACGCCGGTCAGCATTGCCACAGCCTTGTCATGCCGCATGCCAAGGTCGTGTTCGGCAATTGCCCGCACAACAGTTTGGTCAAGGCTAAACGCCGCTTGGACGTTCGACCCATCGTGATACGCCGCTTCCTGCGATGAATCAACAAGCAGGCTCTGCGACTCACCGATCAGGACTTGCGAGAAATCGACGAGGTAGATTTCTGACTCGTCATCATTTCCCGCGCCAGTCGTGTCGAGTGTGATTGGCACGTTGGTCGTGGTGCCAATCGGCCAACCCCACAACGTGCCAGCGATAACCTCATCACGGAACGCGAACACACCGTTCGCGTTCTGAATGGTGGCAAGGCTTTGTTCTGTTCTCGGTGCCATGATCCACCCCGGTGTAATCATCGGGATGTCGGCGTTCTTGAGCTTGACGACCAACTGACCAAGATTGTCAGTGATGTTCGCCAGCGATGCAGCCGACGCCGCAATCTTCTGGTCAGCGACACACCAGTTCAGCAGACCCTTCGGAGTCGCGTCTGTGCCAGCACCACGGATGAACGTCGAGTCCTCCTTGGTAGCCATCGACGACACAAGGTCGTCTCGCACAATCGCATCAGCCGATGGACTGCTATAGCGAAGCAAGTCGTTACTGATAGGCGTGAGGACTGCCAGCTTCTTGAACGTTAGTGTCAGTTGACCGAACGTCTCTTCTGACTTACCGATGTTGACGTTCTCACCGATGTAGGCCGCCGATGCGCCAGTGGCGATCTTCGGATACTTCAGTGTACCGGTTGGCATCTGCACCGTTCTCGCGCCAAGTCGTCTCACGACAGACTGTGCACGCAAGAGTTCGATGACCTCGTTGCTGAACTGTGTCGGCACGAGGAAGCCACCAGCAGTCGCATCACCAGCGGCCAACGCTTTGGAACGAGCGTCCGCCAGCGCATCCGCTAGATCGGTATCGCCCCAACCCCGAAGAACCTCGACAGTGCCTTCCGACCCCATCTTGTTCATCTTGGCTGCGGCCATCGCACGAACGACGCGACCAAACGCCGCACCCTTCTCGCGTGTTGGTGTTGACGCTTTCTGTTCAACCAAGCGATCAGACCACTTGCTTGCCCACGGACCGTTTGGGTCCGACGCCATCTTTTCTACGTTCTCACGCACAACCTGTGAAATCTCGCTGCCAAGCTGATCCTTGATCAACGGGACAGAAGTTTCCTTCACGAAGTCTGCGAGTTGTTCCCTCGTCATCCCTTTACTCATGTGATGTTCTCCTAACAGTCCGCTTCAGTCGAGACGACCACGCATTGCATTAACCGCAGACCGGATTTCCGCGCCCACGACCGCGCTCACTGTTTCGTGCATTGCATCGCGCAAGGCATGCGACAAGTCAGCCGGATTCACATCGACCGACAGGTCGTCGGCTACAGCACGTTCCTCTGAGTGATCCATTACCATGAAGCCACCAGCGTCGTCCATTTCCAAAACCATCTCGCCGGATTGCGCTTCCTGCGACTCAACCCGATCGCTCAAGTGTTGGACTTGCTCATGGACAAGTTTAACGGATTCAAGAATAGAGTCCAAGACCTCACCTGACGCATTGTCCGAAGCCTTAACTAGCTCATCCTCGTTTGAAGCGGACTGTATAGCGTTTGCTGGTGGTAACACCATGACAATCGCCTCATCCTCAAACCCGTAGTCATCCAGCAAGCTGGCAATGTCGTTGTCGTGCAACGGCTCGCCACGCTTGAGCGTTCGCCTATTGCGAGCTTTGACAAAGGCTGACCAGCCGCTAGCGTCTCGTTCCCACGGCGCTTCCCGATCGAACTCACGGAAGTGGGCCGCCAAATGTTTCTTGACTGCGCCCATGTCATCAGATGGAAAGTCTGTTTGGTCAAGACGACCAGACGCAGCAACCACACCGCGCCACACAACATACCCATCACTGGCGCGATGATGCGGGAGCTTCATATCACCAAACGTGTCTGGTGCAGCCGCCGTTGCCCATGCGAAGTGTCCAGCAATCTTGCGACGCTCTCCAGATGACAGGTCGCCCCACGGCTTATCCGAGAAGTCACCAAGCGATGGCTTGCTCCATGATTCCTCCATTGGCGCAGTCTCTTCCGACACATTCTTCGGAGAAATGCCCTTAACGTCGAGCGTAGACCAATCGGGCGGCGTTGGCATCGCTCGTGCTGGAGAGGAATACTGAAACGAGTTTTGGAACTCGTCTACGTTCCGAATCGTTTCTTTCACCGAGACTTTGATGTCGTTCATCATCTTCCGAATAACATCAAGGAAATCGTCAAGCTGGTCACTAATGGGAGCTTTGGTGTTGATGGCGTCTGGGTCAAGCGCCAACAGGACCGTCTTCGCCCATTGTGTCCACTGCGAGACATCGGCGTCATTGGTCATGCCAGCAGCCATCAACGCTTGAGCGTTCGCCGGAATAGGAACAACGGAAAACTCTAAGAGCTCCTGCTTGGCAAAGTCCACGCCGCCGCGCGTCTCGTTATAGGTGAACGCCAGTGGTCTAAACCCCACCGATGCACCTTTCAGAAATCCCTGCCGCAGCATCTGGTAGACCTGCTCTGCCATGGGATTCAATTCAGGACTGGCAAACTCAGCGACCGCAATCAGCTTGTCGCCTTGTTGTTCCAGACTCACGGTGCGAGCAACTGGAAGGGAATCATAATCATGGGCAAACAGAACCACGGGGTTCTTGAGATACCCACGAACGTCCCATCCGGCAGGATCTATGATGTCCTTTTCCCGATCGGCGTCACCAGTTGTGATGACAAACTTTACGGTGCGGTCATCATGCACCTCAACATCGCTGACAAACTGTTTCCGCACAACGGCATCGTCCGGCGCGTTGCCAGACGCTACCTGTGTTCGCCACGTGCTGATGTCTTCGGTCTGTTTTACAAAATCTGGTTCTGTCATTGTGGCTCCGTTCAACAGGAGAGGACGGGCGCGTTCCGCAGGAGGTAACGTTACGCGACCCGCCCTAACTCCACCACCACACCGACCCAATCGCACCATGACACGTTTGGTCGGCCTTGTCCATAGCTACTCTGCAATTTTCCTGCCTATTAACGACCCAACGTATTGCTCGACCAGCTTGGCCTCTCGCCAATAATCAAATCCATATCTCGACCAGTGTGTAATCACATGGTCGCCTTCGGGAACTGTAACCTTCATCCCGCGTCCTTCTGCATAGCCGAGCCACCAGTCAACGCACGCCCGTTCCACTGTCGCTTCTCGCTGCGTGCCGTACGCTAGTTCTAGGCCATGCACCGCAATCTCTTGAAAGTCCTCAGCGATAGCCAAGGCAATCTGGTAGGCAAACGTGCAGGAGAAATAGTCTCGGTAATGTTTCGCAAGGTCATCAACGGGGAACACGACGGCGCGTGGATTCTCTGGGAATGGTTCGGTCGTATAAATTGGCACTGGGCAGTCCCGCAGCCAATTCATGTCATGTGGGTCTTGAATGTCTTCGGTTGGGGGATGCAGTTCAAACCATCGGTCGGCGCGCAATCGTCCCTCGGGATCACGCATAGCGTTCCAGAAATTATTGATGCCCCATATCTCCCACGACTCGTCGTTCCACGGGATGAGACGCAATGAATTGCCAGCACCAGTGATAACGACTCGACGCCGCTTGGGTTCCACGACGATACGACCGTCACGGATAACCGCATGACTGTTGTGTGGACTTAACGTGAAGGGACGGACAGGTTTACTCACCGTGCTTCTTTGCCACGACGTTCTGGAGTGCCACCACCGCGTCGATCACTTTGCGGGTTGCAGCCTCAACCTCGTCGTCATCCAAGAGGTCTTTTGCCGTTCCAATTTCTGCAATGCCGAGCACGCTCTTCACGAGATAGACGGCGGCATCCTGCTTGTATTGACCCTTGGTCGTGATGAACTTCTCAACCCATTGCACCGCCTCGACGATATACGGCAACATCTTCATCCCTAGTGTGATCCATCCCATCAACGTCCTCCTTGTGTGTGGGTCAGGCTTTCGGTGTCTTGGTCTTGGTCAACGCTACGGTGCATCGACAGTTTGGATGCGCGGGTGCATTCTTAAAGCTACGCATGCCTACCGTGAAGGACTTCTCAAACGGCACAGGCTGTTGGTAGTGTAGATTGCGACAAATGGGACAGGTGCTTTTGTCAATCGAGCCAATCCAGTCGCGGCTCATGCTGCCAAGGTCTAGGAGTTGTTGCTTGGCCGCTTCGCCCCAAATCGCTTCCTGCCCTTCCGAGCTAGCAAACGCCAGTTCGGTGCGAGCAATGGTCATGGCCCGTAGCTTAACCTTAGAGTCTCGATACCGCTTAATGTCTGCGATGCGTTGAGCAGGCGTCAGGTGCGGCTTGGTCGACATCAACCGCTGTCGATAATGCCAGATAGAGGTGCGTTGTTCTGTGGTGAGACCTATCTGGAGCTTCAACAGTTCCCGCGCTTCCGCTTTAACGCTTAGGCCCATCTTTACAGCGTCCGCTACCGAACTCCGAATCGCCGCCTTGGTTGCATCACCGACCTGCTGGATAAACTGTGCGCCGTGCGTCTGCACCCAGTTCACCGCATACGGATTCATCACGTTAAAATCAAAGGCTGGCACAACTGGTGTAATCGTCGGCGCAGGCAACTCCTGCTTGGCGATCGGTGCATGAGCACTGGTCTGGAGCGTGATGCCAAGATCCGTTGCTGAGAACTCTGCTCCCGTCCACCAGCCCTGTTTCCAATACGGCCGCATCGCATCATCGAGTTCCCGAATCCAGCCTTCGAAGTCCAGCATCTGTTCCAGCTGCGGCCCAGTTGCAATCGACGACAGGTCATCGGCGCTGACCCGCTCGCTTAATCCACGAATATGGCGACCGACCATACGGGCGAGCTTGGGTTCCTGTTCAGCCAAATCACCCCAGACACCAGACAGGCCGTCGATGTTGTCCGCAATCTCACGTTGCACTTGCCCAACGGCTTCACCATCACCGGCATCCTTTAAGACCGTCAGATCGTCTCGCCATGCGTCAGTGATTACATCCCCTTCCGGGGGCGTCTCACCCGCTACTGTCGCAGGTACAGGCGCTGGAGGCACGCTAGGGGAACGCACTGGAATCAGATTGAGCGGCATCATGTGCACCTGACCAGCGTCATCGTCTAACGTCTCTTGGCCTTGCAACGTTCTCCACTCATCAACCTTCATGGCCCATGGCGCAGCCTTCGCCGCTTCCAGCATATGCTCGCGGTCTTCCTGCACTGGAGACACAAAGTCCAAGACCAATCGCTCGTCATACTCAGGCACCAACCGTTCTTGTAATTGTGAACGCAGAAATTCCAAACGCGGCGTTACGACCCATCGGCTGAAGAGATAGTCCGCAGACTCAATCGTGGCCCTGTTGGAATTGTTAAGGATGCCTAGCAGTTCAGGCGGTATACCGAAGACCTGTACAATCGTGTCCCGTTCATGCTTGCGAAGCTCGACCAGCTGCAATTCCTGTAGCGACTGATTCACCTCATGGACCTGAATCTCTCGCCCAACGAAGAACGGCTTGAACGCTCGCCAGAAACCTTGATGCCCATCAAGCCAGCGTTCCTCTAATCGCCTGACCTGATCCTGTTGCAGACCAACATCGTGAGCACCTTGAGACTTCGGCCAGATAATCATGTCTGGTCGTGCGCGGTTAAAGAACAATTGGCGCGTATGCTTCGCGGCATACTCATCGGTCTCTAACTCATCAGACAGTGAACGGGCCATGCCGGTGCCTCTGCCGTACGGGTTCGACGGGTCAAGGTCAGCCATCCAGAGAATCTCTGTTTCCGGTATTGTCCCCTGCCATGCGCCAAAGCTCACACGATACGACCGACTCTCTGGTGTGGGTGTTGCTTCTATCCAGTCGGGAGGAACAGGCCAAAACTCAACAGGAGCTCCAAAAGCGTTCCGCTCTTTTATCCAGAACGACTCACCAACGAGATCGAGGTGCAACTGGGTGAGCTTAAACAACGACTGGCCCACCATGTAACTGTTCGCCTTGTTCAAGGCATCGAGCAGGATATGGCTATCGACCTCAACGAGGTCAGCGTTGGCCTTCCGAATCATGTCTCGACGCGCCGTCGAGTCTCCCGACCGCTGTATGACCCGCACGTCATTCCGCCGCCCTGATGACGGCGCATACAGTCGCCACTGTGTTGTCGATGCGGAGACGGACGTAGCGACTCGTTGGGCAACAGCCCGAAGCCACGGCATTGTTGAATAGGCCGACAGGATGCTTGACGCCCCACGGTAAGGGGGATCACCAGCGCTTCCGTTGAAGATGCCACCAAGCATTCCGTGCGCCTGTCTCGCGCTCTCATCGGAAAAGATTCCAACCAGTGCTTTAGCCGCGACAGACAGACGCTGGCCAAAAGATGGGGACTGTGGTTGCATAGCGTGACTATGGCAGAATGTCTAGGACGACGCAACCCAAGACATCACCATCGAGACGAGACACCAGACGGAAACCATGACCCTTCATGTTTCACAACATCCCGAACGTGTTCGCTCGATTCGGACGCGGTGTCAGCGCCACCCCATGTCTCGATGTCATCACCGCTGTAGATGACCAACGATGTCAACGCCCACACCAGTGCATCCAAGCGATCGGGCGATTGTTCTCCCGGCAACCATGAGGTCAATTGGTCTTCCAGTTCTGGATAGACGCCGACATGCTTCACTCGCCCTTGGGTATACAGAGCAGACACAGGCTCGGCTCTGGTGAGCTTGCCGCGACTAGCACGCACTGGCACGTATGGCACTGCGCTGGTCTCGCGTTCACCATCACGATGTAGGGCCTTGGCACACTCCCGCACAGTGAAGCCCACCATGTCGCCCCCGTTGTTCACCTCACCCACAATCTGGTTTGCCTCAAACTGGTCATACAGCCTCACAGCCTGTCGACCCCATTCATCTGGCGTGCCATGCAGACTGCCATCAGCCAAGACGTAGGACGTTCCGTCACTCGCACGACCAACAACCACGACGCCCGCTTCGGAGCTATCCTCAGATGCGGTTGCCGGTGGGTCAATCGCCACGACGATACGAGACAGTTCCTCTGGCGCAACAGACACCCGCTGGTTCTCTAAGGTCGACCGCGCCCACAGCGCCCCGGGACGATCCGTTATAAGGAGTCCTTCTAGTTCCTGTCGACCAAGATAGGTTCCCTCATACCGTTTGATGAGACGTTCAAAGAACTTGGCGCTTAGGTTTGTGCGATTGTCATAAATGGAACCATGCGTGATGTGGGTAGCCGGGTCGTCCATTAATCGTTTGATGACAGGGATGGGCCGAGGCGTAGTCGTTACCACGATGCGCGGCTCGTCTGGGAGACGCACCGCCATGACCAGTGTGTCCCATGTCTCTTGTGCTTGGTCATACTTCGCCAACTCATCAATCCATGCACAGTGGAAGTTTGGGCCACGTAAGTCGGCAGGCTTCTCACTGGAGAACAGTTTCGCCTCTGACCCGTTCGGCCATTTCAAGAGACGTTGACTTGGCACGTAGAGCGGACGGAAGTCTGGAGGGCTGCACCTCAAGATGCCGGACTCGCCGTTAACCATGACGTCCCGACAGTCAGCAGGGATACGACCGACGATGGCAATACGATGTCCCGGGTGTTGCGCCTGTTCGATGACCCACTGCGAACCCGCTCTGGTCTTCCCAAAGCCTCGACCAGTCATCAGTAACCAGATACCCCATTCGCCTGCTGGAGCTAATTGGTTTGGTCGCGCCCAGAACCTCCACTCATAGCGAAGCAGGGCTGCCTCTGCTGGAGTGAGACTGTCTAGGATCTCTTGCGTAACACTCTGGTCAGCCGCCGTCAGTACCGCCAGTGATTCATTCGACAGTGATCCGTCTCTCGCCGGGGGCGACGGTGCTGGCAATTTGGGTGAGCTTGGCATGTAATGAGGCCCGCGCCTGACTGACTTCCTCGATGGAAAGCGACCCACTTACGTTCACGTTGACATTCTCGCCGTAGACTTCAGGTCGCAGGTTCTTCAGCAGGAAGATGGCCGCAACCGTATCACTCTTCCGCGCCCGTGCATGAAGAGTGGCCTCAATCATATCAACGCCGTCCTGTAGCGCCTGTTGCCATGCCAGCGCAAACTCTGGATCAGACGACCGCACCTTGTACGCTTCCGACCGAGAGATCCCCGCCTTCTGGCACGCTATACGCACCACTGGCATCGTCTGCAGGACAGACAGGAACACAGGCTTCCACTCGCCCGATCCCTTCGCCTTACTACCCTTCGGGCGTCCACCTTTGCGCCGAGTCTTTTTTATAGTGTCCACGTTAACCCTCGCGTGGCATTTTAGCCCTTACATTAAGACCCGTTCGACTCAAGGGCTACATGGTAACGACTGGCGAACGCGGTCAAGAGTCCGGAGACATATGCCAGTCCGATGGACACCAGTGTCTCCTCGCCCAAGACGACTGCGCCTGCCAAGCCTATCGTCGCCGCACAGTTCACAATGAGAGTGAGGTTCAGCATACCCCTACCTACAATAAATGCGTGTCGGAGAGGCCCCTTCAGTCTGGTATGAGGGCGACTAGAGCCGCAAGGCGTTTTATGGCGAGGCGACACGTGAGGCAAGTCCGACACGCAAGGCTAGGATACCACGTTAATCAATTAACGAACGTTAAGGCTTAACTCCAACCCATCCGGCGAAGTTCATCCAGCGCCAGAAGCAATCGACCTGTTGAAAGCCTGTCTGCCTGAGCAGGCCCTCATTCCATTCTGCCGTGACAGGCACCAGCACACCTTCAAGGCTCAGTCGCTTCCGGTCGATAGATTCCTGTGAGTAGCCATGCTCACGCTTGAGTTGGTAATACTCGCCTTTGAAGACCGTATCGAGCGAACTGGTTGCGCCGAGCACCTTCTCTACCAAGATGAACGCGCCACCAGACTCCATCGTCTGGAAGACGCTAGCCAAGAGTCGCTGCCGATGTTCCATCGGGATGAATTGCAACGTCAGGATACACAGTGTGAGGTAATTAGGGTGGACGGTTGTGTCAATCGTGGGCCAGTCTGTTCGTAGGTCAATCCCTTCCAACGTAACGATGCCCGACTTGATGGGTTCAGCAAACAGGGTGCGCGCCTCGTCGAGCATAGGTTGGCTGACTTCTATCCCATGCACCCGAGCCGACTGACCGTAACGGTCAACAAACGGGGCAAGGGCCGCTCCCCGAGAGCATCCAAGGTCGATAATCGTGCCGTGTCCCTGCACCTTATCCATGAATCGACAGCCGATTCCCGTTACAGCGTCTCGCATTACTGAATATTGTGGAATCGAACGCTCCAACATGTCGTCGAAGGACGCTGCCACCGTAGTGTCGAACACCCACGCACCGTCAGGCTCTACTGTATCCCTCATCATATTTCCCGTCTCGGACTATACAGGGCCAAAAATCTTATCCCGTATCGTTTCTGCCACCGCTCGCATCATCAATGGTGGCACCGCTCGACCAAAACGCTCCCATTGCCTGATGTAACTCTCGCCCGCCAATCGAAAGTCTGACGGGAACGAACAGAGGAGACGCAATTCATCCATGCTTAGACGACGGCGATAGGTTGCCCAGTTGGTTTTAAGGTGCTTCTCGACGCTATCGGCCGTTGCCATGATAGTCGGAGCTGGTTTATTCAGCGAGAGGGGCTGTCCACGTTGAAGGAAGTTAGCATGTCCATGACCAAACACGTAGTGCACCCGAGCCTGATCGTTCTTTGTAAGCTCAGGCACATCATTAGCGACACTGCTTACAAAGGTTTCACCAGCATACGTCTTGCCAAAGACATGATTCGGGAACGGAGCTCCATGTGCATGTCGTAGCACATGACTAGGCACAGCCTCCCTAATCGAATACTGATAGTTGAGCGGCTTAGGCCATACCGGCTGACGATTAAGGTCACGGCGTACACCCTGAAAGATGACACGCTCCCTAGACTGCGGGACACCCAACCACTGAGCATCTAGCACCCGAGCCTGCACGCGATAGCCAATCGCTCGCATCGTCTCCAGTGTGTCCTGCAGCACGCCACTCGACGCACCGCCGATAAGACCTTTCACGTTCTCCATAATAAAAACATACGGCTGGACGCCAGCGACCAGTCGAAGGAACTCCTCAAACAGGTCATCAACGCGCTGTTCGGTCTGGGAATACTTCTTTACCTGACCCCATCCCTTTGTTCGCTTGCCAGCCAACGAGAATGCAGCGCAAGGCGGCGAGCCTTCCAGCACATGCACCGATTCACCAGACGGCACTCGCTTGAGAATGTCATCAGGATGCACCTGCCTGATGTCTCTAGTGTCCAAGAACACGTTCGGATGATTCAGTTGATAGGTTTCTGCTGCCAGCGGAATAAACTCACTGGCCCACAATGTGCGATAGCCTGCCATGCGAAACCCAAGACACGATCCACCACCACCGCTAAAGGTCGACACAACATTCAGGCCATTCCATGAAAGCGATTCCACTTCAGCAAGCGTCGGCACTACATAGGCAGGTTTCATGATGAGGCCTGAGCGATTAGGTTGTAGGCGCGAATGGGAGACTTGGCTTCTGGGGCATATCGCCTCCTGACAGCATCGCCTACCGTTGAAGCGATCCCAGAATCGCCAAGCTGCAATGGCGAGTAGCCAGCAATGTGCAATGTATCCAACTCTGGAAATTCCACGCGGACAACTTCCTTTTGTCTCGGCTTATTCACTTCTTCCCACGTGCAATCCTCAAACAGGGCAAACAGCGCTGGATCAAACCACGGGGTATGGACCTGAATGTTCTCCTGTGAATAGATACGATGCAAAAAGCCAATCTGGGATGACTCGGGATTGGCGTAGAAGTGCTGTCTGAACAGCTGGAATTGCTCCTTAGACTCTCGCACCCTATAACGAACCATCGCCTTGCGTGACAGAGCGAAGTGTCCGTCAGCGGAATTACCAGTAAGGAGGACTGAATGATTTAAGGACTTGAGGGTTTCCAAGACGTGCAAATACGGCCAGAGACACTCGATGGCTGTTTTACGGCGAGCACCGTAGCGCCGAATGAGCCGAATCACGTCTCCACAGATAACATCTGTATCCACAGGAAGAATCACTGGCCGAAACTCAAATCCAAAGTGATTAGCGAGCTTACGGCCTGCCACAAAGTCAGCCGACTCCCGATCGGCCAACGTAAACGAGACAATAATCGGGTCCTTTCCTGCATCCCTAGCCGCTAATGTCAGCGACGAAGAGTCTATTCCCCCAGATGTTGCAATGGGCAGAGGCGTAGGTAGTGGCTCGATTAAAGAAGCAAGGGTCTCTCTAACATTCATTCGGCTTATACGGTCCGTTTAAGGCTATAAATACAGTGGTTTGGCGCGTATGCGGTGTGTTCGGCGCACGTTTGGTATGTTCGGCGCACGTTCGGTGCGAGTTCGGTTGATTCGGTGCTGATTCGGTGCATTCAGTGCTGATTCGGTGCTCATTTGGTGCATTCGGTGCGCGCCGTAACGCCGACAACGCACCGAACGTGCCGAATATCTCGTTTATTGCGCTGATTGGTCATCCTTTTGAGGTGTCGGTGAGCCGTCCCACTCATAGGCGCACTTTGGGCACCGAAATTTTGAATGAGCATTGGGATCAACCATATCAAACTCGTCAGGAGGCACGTCTGCAACATCAACGGGCAAGCGAAGAGCGGCCAAGAGGTCACGTATCTGCTCATTGACCCCAATGTCTGTCACCAAATCACGTAATTGGTCGTTGTCTGTTTTTGCCAGCGCCGCCAACGGGTCGATAGTCGCAAGAATTAACGCCTCCTCTTCCTCAGACAGATCCACATACACCACAGGGACCATAGGCTCGCTCCTGCTAATCGCCATGCTGACACGTAAGTGTCCATCAACCACGAAGCCTGTCCGTTTATTTACCACGACCTGCTGCACCCAACCCACACGCTCCATCACTCCACCCAACGCCTCCTGCTGTTCCTTGGGATGGATTCTCCAGTTCTTAGGATTTGCCAGCAATTGATCTGGCACCTCCTCGCCTTGACCGATGATTCGATTGCGCCACTGCTTCTTTTGCTCTGCCATGTCTCCTCCTAGATATGACTGGCAGCGGCACAGACCGTATCAACTATGCGTTGCCGTATGGACTCATTCATCATCAGGTTAATATTGTTGGCGTCTCGATGTATCAGCACCCGAGCATCTCCTGACTGCTGCATACATAAAGTCAAAAAACGCTCCAAAGTATTTGGGTGGTCAGAGACGAAGCGGAAATGCTGCGGTGTTCCCTCCACCCGTATCGGAGACGACCGCAAGCCATCGTCGAGGTCAGATCGTAATCGTCTTCCCATCTCGCGTAGCTCTCCGCATACATCGAACTCCGCATGTAATGCCAGCACCGCTCTGGCTGCCGCCAAGCCAACTGTCTCCCCACCGAACGTGCTACTAACTCGATAACCAGTGCGCATCATTAGGTCCCTTGAACCAACCACACACCCAACCGGCACTCCATTGCCAAGCGCCTTAGAAAAACAGGACAGGTCGGACCGGACGCCAGTTGTTTCGGTTAATCCACCTACGGCAAAACGAAATCCGTACACTACGTCATCGAATATCAACAAGGCACCATGCCGATTGCACAGGTTCCGTATCCGTTGAAGGGAGACAATGTAATCGTTATCAACCTCACGCCATCGAGGAGACTCAATCAGCAACGCTGCCACATTCTCCAATGGCACTTTATCCACACTCTCGTAACGAGAAACCTTTCTGGTCCACGGATGCCAGCCGTGATAGGAGCCTTCCAACGCGGCAACAGCCTCACGACCTGTCGCCTCAAGCGCCACGCTGACCGCAGCAGATACAGCCTCACTTCCTGTACGAACCCACCGCACCGCGACATCATAGTCAAAGCCTCGGATCATCGCCTCCGATGCCTCAACTTCAAGGCCAGTCGGCAACGACAAGGTACACCCACTGCCTATGTATCGCTCTACGGACGCCACGACCTCTGGATGAGCATAGCCAAGCGCCGCCGCGCCATTCGACCCAGCCAAATCAATCGCTCTTGTGCCGTCGTTGAAGTATAAATACGCTCCTTCTCCTCGTGTTGCAAACGGTGGATAAGAACGGGGACCAACATTCCCATGTCTCCGGCTGGAAGTTTGTGCGCCACCGGGCGTTACCAGACGCGCACGTTCCAATAATTTGCTTTCATCCATGCAATAACGCCTCATCGAATGTCTCAATCCTCAAGAGATCCATAATCGTGTCGACCGATAACTTGAGGGACGAGATGTTGTCCTCCTTGCGATAGACCACACCACACTTCCCATGCAGTTGCCTCCTCATCCACGTCGTAACGTGTTCCCGATCGTCATTCGTTAGCGTACTCCGAGCGTTCCGTGCCTGACGGAGCAGATCCATCGAGAACACCTCAACATCAGTTCCGTCTGGCCACCCACTCAAGGTCGTATCGTTCGACCAAAACGCTCGACGCTTCTTATCCTCAAGGAAGGCTTTCACCACTGTATTTCCAGCCTTAGATGACCACAGCGGGCAATCGCCTGTCACGCGAACCACTACATCGGCTTGATACTCGCACGCCGCCAACCAGTACCGCAGAAGAACGTCCTGCTCTGGACCACACGCGATACGCACTGGGCGATTCCCGACATCCGTGTTCACCAGTCGAGAACCATAGTCCCGAACGACATCAATCAACGCTTTATCCAGCGTTGGAATCGTCACCACAACCTCGTCAATCAATGGCACTTGCTGGACACGCTGGATCACATGCTCGATCATCGGCCGATGCTTGAACATAGCCAGTGACTTCCGAGGAAATCGAGAGCTTCCAAGGCGCGCCTGTATGATTGCCACCACTTGTCTGGTCATATATACCCATTCAAGACATCAACGCTGCCAACATCCTTACTGAACCCTCGCTTAAAAAAGCCGATACCGTCATCGGTATGATGTCCAAGCTCGTAAGTGTGTCCACCGAGTCGAGCTACCGCCTGTATCGCCGCCCACTGTAGAGCATGTTGCAGGTTACTCTGCACACTCGGCCCACTTGCATAGTAGGCGCGCCCCTTATACACGAGAACATAGGCAGCAGCCAATGTAGACGAGGGATCAGGACCCGAACCTGACGCAACCCAAGACAATGAAGAGGTCACCCGACCATCTGGGTTCATTGCCCCCGTTGTCCCTCCATGCTTTGGCAACGCTACAACCACGAACGCCGACGCCTGACGCAACCATCGCAACTGATGAAGATAGGTATCACCGTCACGCTCTCTGGTGGCACAGTGTCGATGGCACATTTCGTAATACGGCCAGAGGTCAGCAAACCCGTATCCGATGTCGTACTCCCGAGCCGCAGACAACACCAACGACCTATAGCTCTTACGTAAACCAAACCACGCCCGTTCGTTCCGCACCGATACCAATGATGTGCTTGTCACCGACTGCCCCATGGACAGACGCTTTGCCAACACCTGAATCAGTTCACGCGAATCACTTGGCTCTCGATTCCACGACCACCAACCGCGACATCCACCGAGACGTGATTGAATGTTCCTTAACAATACTTCCCGATACCACGACGTGTACGTCTCGTCTTGGTGATCGATAACTAACGGACCAGCACACGGCACATCACCTGCGCCCATGCAAATGATCGCGTCCCGTTCTATCGCAGGACAGACAGCCATCACCCTCGGATATCCATTGGACTTTACGACTACAGCGAACGATCGGTCCACTGCCTTCGGGTCATACGATAGCGAATAGTCCAACCACGCCTGTCGATGCCACCAGTAACCAGCATGATGACGATCAACAAACCCATCCCATGTCTCGCTGTTCCGAAACATCTCCCTGCCGTACACGTTTACCGACTCTTTCTCCTTAACGCTAATCCCTGACATGTAACTCAATCACCGGAAGCACATAGGTGAACCCTGCTGCCGTAAACGTATTAAGGGAACGCCTGTTATCAGGTCGAACGAACGCAGTTGGCACCCGACCCATTGCCCGAACCTTGTCAGCCAACTGCTTAATCACCTGTCGACCCACACCTCGACTCCTATGCTCTTCACCAAGCACCACACTTATTTCTGCCCGATCATCGTCCTCATAGCAATTGATACGGGCGCTTCCTATCCCGACTCCATCGTCTGCTTCGATTATCCACACAGTCTCTGGATGCGTCAGTGGAATACGTTCTGCGAACCATGACGCATGAGCGGCATAATCAATCTCGCCGACGCTTCTGGAGACCGCTCGCACCTTCGGATCGTTGCGCCAGTTGTAAACAGCTTCCGCGTCCTCCATCGTTGCCCGCCTCAGATTAGTCTCCAAAGGTATCTCCCACTCGATAGCACCGCATGTTGTCTTGGACATCATCATCTTCCGGCCTACTCATCGCCTGTGCCACCATCCGAATACGAGAAACGTAGTCCGAAAGCTGGTCCGGTGTCATAGCATGAGCAGCGTCTGGATTCAAAGGGTCTGTATTCTCCAGACGCATGTGCGCCTCGATAATCCTCGCACCGGCCGCTACTGCTAGCGCACCAGTCATGGTTATCGCGGGATCAGTGTGATCGGAAAACCCATCAAGGCCATTGCGATAAATAGACGACAGATTCATTGAGCCAAAGGGCGTAGGGTAAGCCGTCACGCAATGCAACAAAGCAACAAACGGCGATGCCGCATACTGACGGCGCAATGTTTCCACCTCATCGTCGCTGCACATCCCTACCGAAACGAACATACACTTCCGAAGCGAATGCAGGCATTCCGATATCGCCCGAGACTGCAACGTCCAGTCCAGTGCCTCAAAGCTCGACACCTTAAAGTGACTGACATACGGGCTGACCACGTACACATCGCTGGCAAGATAGACCGAACACAGGTAATCCACTCCTCGCTCCTGACACTTAGCCTGAAGAATGGCGTGCCAGTCGTCTGGCCACTCAAGGTAACGCTGATAAATGAGGTCATACCCATCTGCCGTAGCACGACCACGCCTGCGCGCCATCTCCTTTGCGCTTGAGGTCCACTGGAATTTCACAGCATCGCATCCAGCATCGGCACATCGGTCGATCTGTTCCGCCATCTTGTTCGGAGTCGCATCACCACATGACCCAGCCTCGGCAATGACATAGGTCCGACGCTCACGTAAGCCAAGACGCTCTACATAATGAGACATCCCTTGTCCTTTCGAGCCAGCAACACTTCGGCATTATCTATAAGCCCCGTGGTCATCAACGCATCCGACACGGAACACAGCAGGCGCGATGAGTCCATGGCCGAAGCGATACCAACCGTAGACATTCTCTGGAACCGAAACGACTGCGCCCTATACATTGCCTCCAGCGTGTGTGACTGCATATCCCACGGGTATGTCATTACTCGCCCGTTGCCTACCGGTGGTCGTATCTCCACATTCACCCATCGCTCGACTGGCTCATGATACGGAGCAATGACAACACGCCAGCGACCATGACTATGAAATCCATCCACAACATAACGACCGTGCGGAGTCATGGTTGCGTCCGTGACCTGAGGCATGGACGTAAGATATGCAACCAAGTCCAACTCGTGGGAAAACTCCCGCAACGGATCTGAGTAATCACTCCCGGGCCATGTCCGCATGTCACTACCTACGTGGAAAGTGATATCCCCAATCGCATCCCGAACTCCGTGCAGCATCTTGGCAAACGGATGAAATCTCCAGTTATACCCGACACACACAATGCCCCCGATGTTGAGACATCGTTCCTTGTCCTCGTCTGACAACGGACGATCGGATAGTGGCTTCTCAACCAAGATGCTCGCGTCCGGATGTGCCTGTCGAACCTGATACAGCGTTTCCAAGTGATATCTCGCTGGCAACGCAATAACGACAAGCGACGGCGAGAAACAGTGAAGCGCCTGTGTAATGTCCTGCACACACGGCACTCCGTCTGGAAACGTCTCCGGTCTCCTGTCACAGCCAAACCGTGAGACACCAGCACGCTCTCCCATGTACTGCAGGTGGCGTTGACCCATCGAACCAAGTCCAATGACTAAGGCCTGCTTATCCATCTACCCAGTGCCAGACTTTTTGCACCTACGACACAGCGTTCCAGCTTGACCGTCGAACGTATAGTGAGTATCAAGTCCGCACTTGGCCTTGAAGTAACCAAACCGCACTCCGGTCATTACGTTATCGACCACATGCCACACGCCACGACTCGATTGGGTGAGTCGCCCTACCAGAGTCAACGTGAACGGTAGGCTCACCTGACTTGGCAACGGACCTCGGGACTTTTCCACACTCCCTCTATCGACTCAAGAACTCCGCGCAGACTTTTCCGCGTATGCGTACAGCATTTCACCGCATTGCTATGGTATGGATGTGGAACAGTCACCGTCCCATCGGTCTTCCATTCATCAGCGGTCCACGAATGCACAGCCGGTGGAATTACCACGACACCCTTTTGGGCAATCGCTCTAGTGGCCTCGTCCTCATTGATTAAGGACTCATGTCGTTTCTCGCCACCAGTACGAACGCCCATCTCCTGTATCTCGCAATCTACCCATTCAGTTACGTCCTGATAGGCCTGAGCTAACAACCAGAGCGTTGAACTTTGCATCATCGGAATAATAATCTCGCCGCCGCGCATTATTCGCAGCGCCTTAAACACATGGCGCACCGCTTCATCGAGCGTCATCCAGAAACGGGTCATCCGCTTGTCAGTCAGAACCAGTCTTCCACCTTGCCGGTGTTGTTTATGCCAGAGCGTAAGCACACTCCCCGTACTGCCAAGCACGTTGCCATACCGGACACAAGAAATCCGTGTGCCTCGTGGTGCAGAATGCGCGTTCAATTCCCTCAGACAATTCTCGGCCTGATACTTACTGCCGCCATACGTGTTGATGGCAGACACCGCCTTGTCGGAAGAGACCAGCACGACATTCCGAACTCCCTCAGCCCTCGCAGCGTTCGCCACGTTGATGCTGCCCATTACGTTCGTCTTGTGCATCTCAAGCGGATTGTAAGCGCCGTCGTCTACTCTCTTGAGGGCTGCCCCATGTATCACTGTGTCCACTCCGACACAGGCATCGCGGAGCCGACCTTCGTCTCGTATGTCGCCAAGAAAAGGACGGAAGGTGCTGTAGTGTCCAAGTTCGCTAGTCAGTTCCGTCAGTCTCGACTCGGACCGAGCGAACGCTGCCACTCTCGTTGTTTCCTTTTGTCTCAACGCATAACGAAGAACGGCCCGACCCAGTGCTCCCGTTGCTCCTGTGACCAGAATGTTCATCGTGTCTCTCCCCTAATCGTTTTTCCAATTCACAGTAAGCCTTCCACCGTTCGTAGAACTTCTGGTCACTGTAGCGGAATCGCTCGATGCTGTCGGTGGATTCCCGTGTGGCGATCAACCAACCGACAATCATGCCAAGAGCAAACAAGGCCAATATAATCGTCACCCCTCCGAAATTTGATTCCATAGCTTGAACCTCAACAACCCGTCCGCGCCTTTGTTCTTGTTCACGATATGGACAGACAAACGCTTGGCATGTATAGCCTGATGGCAGGATGGGCACAGGAGCAAACAGTTCAGAGTATTGACCCGTTCCTCTATGGGCCGACCTCTAGTCTTGCTCCTGTAGACCAATTCGTGCATCTGCACAGGCAAGCCCGCGTTGTCAGGTGACAGGCCAAGCTGCCGACACGACCGACAACCCCTGTCTCGGGCCTCGACAATTCGACGCACCTTCCCTATCCATGCTCTCTCCATGCGGCGCTTCCTCTGCCGCTCAACAGAACGAGGCGTCGGCTTGGGAAACTTAGTCACCTTTCCGCTTGCGGGATGTCCGCTCCACAACGCATGTCGACCGCACCTGCTCTGGCAACAACCCCTCGACCGTATCAGCGTCAGCCTCAGACTTGCATCGGATAAGAACGCACGGTTGAGTATCGCTACCGTTCTCATCCCGTAAAGCTCGACGCAACTGGCGACGGGATAATTGTTCATCGGACACACGGGATGCCCATACGTGTTGTTCCTCGACAGGCAGCTTGGCAATGTCCAAGTAGTGACTAAACGGAACTCCTGTTAGCCGATTAACAGTCGGGACCTTGCGGCACACCCACGCATAGACCCGCAATGTCTCCTCATCCCACCGAGTTGTTTCCAACGCCTGAGACGACTCTTCTCCGAACGCATCCTCTCCCATGTTCATCCAATCACCCCACCACCACTGGCACGCCTGATTGGTCAACCTAATAAAGTCACCTAGCCGCTGCCACTGATCTATGGAGAAGCTCTTGGACTCATCACCGGGAACCAGCGTCGTTGGACTGAACTTGAACCGCTCAAGGTCAAAGGTGCGTTCGGTTAGGTCGATGGAAGATACTGTCTCTGGAATGGTTTGAATCTCGGTCACGCTGTCTCTCCTTTGTTGTGAACGGTCACAATAACGCGAGGCGGTTCGCCTGCCTTTGCGTAGGTTTTAAGGGCGGACAAGGCGTAGACCTGCGAATCGTCCTTCCATAACACTCCGGTCAGAGCATCAAGGGCCGCCCGACAGAGTTTGTCCAAGTCGGGTCGCTTGCAATGCGCACGGGACGCCCGACTGGACAGACTCTTCGGACGCGCTAACACAAAATGCAAACGCACCCGAACGGGTCCTGTGGTGTAGCTACCGGAAAATTTCTGGGCAACATGACCAATCGTTTGCTCCCAGTCTTTTACCGATGTGCTTGTGGAGGTCACTATGGGACGGGTCCACCCCTTTGGCACGAACGCCCTCATCGATCCCTTCGCTCTCGCCTGTCCCGCCACTTGAAAACGAATCATCGTATGAGGTATGCCGAGTATACCACGCCAAACTTATCGTCACCTAGACCTAAAAAAAGACCCCCACAGGCAGAAGCCTGTGAGGGTCGGTCGCACTACAACGGCGGGGGACCGGTTACCAAAACCGGTCCTGCACTTTCCACACTATCCTTCGTCGTCCATCGATCATTCGCTTACCGTCTTCGACTATCTTTCCGAGGCGCACCAAGTCGCATCGCCTCTTTCGAGGTGTAGACTCTGGCACGCGACCATAGATACGCTGCCATGCGTTCAACAATTCAGCATCGGTCATACCTACGTCACCAGACATTCCGAGAAGGTGAAGAACTCGCCTATGGCTCTCGGACTGCCCAGTCTGGATACTGCGAGCCGCTTCATGGGATGTTTCCGGATCAGTACGACGCGCCTGTGTTTTAGGATTGAGCGTCTCGTCCCGTCTGGTCATGTTAATCAAGGACAACTGGTCATCTGTCCAGCCCTGCGACGATAGTTTGCTAGTCATGGCTCGCCTCCCTCCTTCTCGTGTTGATTCGTTTCAGGTCGTTACGCTCTGTCCACTCTAGGTTTTCCGGGTCGATATGCACCGACACTTCCCCACCAACCGCCCCGTGTCTGTTCTTTAAGACACGAGCCACCACGACGTTTTCGTATTCATGTTTCTGGGTAGCCGTCAGATTCGGACTTCTGTCTGGACGGTATAGCCCAATCAGGTAGTCCACTACCTCCTCAGTGACACCTGAATCCCGAGTCGATGAAAGCGTTAACGGGAGCGACCCATCGCCCCCACCCTCTCGGCTTACCTGCAACGCCAGAACAACAGGCACCTCACACCTCTTTGCTAATTCCTTAATCTCTCTGGAGTTTACAGAGGTGCGTTCATACGGTCTCAACTTTCCATGACCTCCTACTAATCCGAGATGATCAATCAGCACCAAGCCAATGTTGTGCTGCTTCTTCATTCGCAAGGCTGTCGCCTCCATCTCAGCCACTGACAGTCCAGCCCGATCGCAAATATGCAACAACCCAAACTTCTCACGGTACTGTTCAAGGGTCAGGGTGTCGTCTCGCATGGAGGACAACGCTTTGGTTCTCGACCAATTCCACTCTGGCTGCACCAGCCGTGTGACAATCTGTGCCGTAGGCATTTCCAGACTGAACATCAGCGCTGGAATCTCATAGTCCATGACCGCGCGCATGTACCGTCCCATCCACAGTGTCTTACCGATACCGGGACGGGCTGCCAAGCCGAGCACCTCACCCGGTGACAATCCATCAATCACCTTGTCCAGCGCGAACAGTCCAGTCCAGACTCGACGACCCGACTCTCTGGACTTCGCCATCTCTACCGCTGCCTTGTGTTGGGCTGTCGCATCCATGACCACGCCGCCCGTAGCAGACTCTCGGACAATCGCTTCTACCGCATCCAGATGCTCTCGGACAATCTCCTTTGCGGTTGATCCGCCCTCGGCTAATCGCTGTTCCAGATTCTGGGTCTGATGATAGATGCGCCTCGCCCGAGCTAGTTCACGCAAGCGATCCATCATGAACTGAGCATTATCCTCACGCACCTTAACGGTGTTGTCCATGCAACGACTAATGACCATCGCCGAACACCCGCCCTGCCGAAGCAGAACAGGATCGGGCGAGACACCAGACGATGCAATCTTGGCGGCGACCATGACAATCTTCTTATGTGCGGGTGTCCAGAAATACTCTGGCGTGATACCCAAAGCCACATAAATTTGCCACGCATCGAACACGATGATCTGACCAAGCACTACCTCCTCGAACTCACTATTCGTCAGGAGGGTCATGGGTGCACCAGACTCGTTCACTGTGTCCATCATCCAACACCGCCCTTCCGAGCGTAAGATGACTTGGAGATCAACTCGCACCCGGGAACGTTGAACTCCTCACGATCGGCTCTCGCTCTTCCATTGAGCCATGACTGATTAGGCTTCAACGCATCGTGTGGAATCTCTCCGTTCGCAACAGCGGTCGCCAGCTTTAGGACGCTCACGCATTCGGCTGAATAGGTCAGACGTTCAGAGACAAGCGCTGGTTCCTCTGTCGTGGACACATCATCAAGAACAGCGACCAGCGGTGGTGGTTCGTTCTTCAGAACAGACGCTTCCTGCTTCATGGTTTCTGCTGCGTCCACGTCGGCGTCACCAATCATGTCAGCCGCGGCCAACATGAAGTCCACCTCCTCTTCGCGTTCCTGTTGTGCTACCGCTGTTGCCTTTTCCAGTGCAGCCTGTGCCGCTTCCTCCTGTTCTAAGGCTACCCGTTCGCGGTATTGTGTGAGCTTGGTCGATGCCGACGACACAACCGCATCAATGCTCTCCAAGTCCTCACGCTTCCACTTGTTAATGACTGCCCGCTTTTTGTTCAACGGATCAAGCATCGCCTTATAGGTCTTTGCTGCGTCGGCACGCAAGGCTCGATAGCCACTGATAACCATTTGGCATAATCGGGAATCATCAGCGGACTCCAATTGTTCGGGCAGGCTTTCAGGCTGAACAATGGAAGTGAACGTCGGCTTAGTAAGAGCATCATTGGTTGTCGTCATGGCGGGTGACCTCGTTTCTATACTTGGTAATAATTGACCACGCTTCTAAAATGTCCTGCTGCTTCCGATAGGTGTTGAGACTGTACGAGCCATCAGGGGATAGATACACGCCAAGCCTTTTGTCCAGCTTGTAGTCCCGATCTAGAACCCCATCGACAGTGACCCCTACCCGCTCGATTAAGATTGCATAGAGAGCAAGCTGGAGCCTGTGCCATGCGTAGCGATGTCCAGTCTTGAAGTCCACGACCACGCGTTCACCTTGAATAACACCGACACGATCAGGACAGCCAGTAATTCCGATAGCCTGATCGTCCTTTCGTTGTTCCCGCTCATCCCAATGCGGTTGATACCGCTCATTGAACGCAGCCACAGCCGTGCCATAGCCTTGCAGGTCTGAAGGCATTCGATGAATTACGGACTGGTCGTTTGTCGCATGGAGGTCTTCGACCAGTAATGACCATTCATGCACCGCCGTTCCACGTTTCAGTGCAGCCCGAACTGCTGGCGTGTCAGGGATGCTGGTTGTCAGGCCCGCCCATCTTAATAGACTAGTAACCCGCAACAGCCCTTCTGGTTGTTCGGTCATGATTATCTCCAAAGAAAAAGCATGGACGCCCATGCGCGGACGTCCATGCCATGAGGACAACAGAATTCCTAGAACGGAATCGTGTCTTCGTCAGGTGTCTGGTCTACATCAGGTGCAACAACCTCAGGCTCGACAACCTCAACGTCCATCGTCGGTGCTTCCTGAAGCAATGTCACACCGTTAATGGCGTTATAGGGTTTTCCCTTATTGCCGTTCCGAGCCTTGGTGAGCTTCTCCTCCCAGTCAATTTCCACTGGGCAGTTTCGCTCGACAGCCGTCTGAGACATACTCGCCACATCATCATCGATACAGGTGTACACCCTGCGGGTGGACTGTATCTTGTGAATGGTGGCACCGCTGGCTAACTGTTTCACGGCGTTGACTTCTTGGATGTACTCATCACCGTCGTGAGACTCCAGCGTCGGCTTCGGTTTGGCAGCCTTTTGTCGAGGCGCAGACCGCTTGCCTTGCGGCTGACCCTGCTCCAACTCCTCTGCCGAGACTTCTCCGAACGCAACCAAGTTACTAATCGCTCGATTGGTAGCCCGAGTGTGTGCATGGGCACGGACGTTGTGTTCTGTTCCGCCAATGCCACCACGCCGTTGCGCCTTCTCGCTTGCAAAACACGCACCATCACCATCAGCACTGCGACCCGTGCGTGGATCGGTCGCCTTGTAGGTCACGCAGTAACCAAAGTCGTCGCCGTACTCCTGACGATCTTCCTGAACCATCTCCACTGTCAGAGTGAATCCCTGCGCGATAGCCTTCCAGTAGCCCTTGCGCCTGAAGAGTTTCGGTGACCCGTCAGCATTGGAACCCGTCTGAACAATCTGGTCAGGCATCAACCTGTCCAGCGTGTTCTTCATGTTCTGATACTGCAGGACACTCTGCTCCAGAACGTCTGCTGATGGAGCCATCACGACCTGTGCTTCTTGTTCCACCACCGCCAGTTCTTTTGTCTTACTCATGTTCGCCTCCAGTTGATGTAATGGTGTGTTGGGTAAGGGCATGACCTAAACGCTTCGACACCTGCCAGACGCTATATTCCACGACATCGGACAGGCTGCATGCCATCCGGCCAGACAGCTCCGTGATTCGATCACGACAGGCCGGGGTGAGTGACACAGTGAGTCGAGTTTGGTTAGGCTTGCCCGGGAAGCGTGTCGGTCTTCCCGGGCCTGCCTTTCTTGCTGTACTCATCTACTCCTTCCAGATTTTAAGGATCGCATCCTCATACAACGGCATGAAACGTTCCGCGACGGACTCGGCAATCCGCTTCCACTTTATACGGCGCAGCCTATTGACAACTCGATGATCTGGCAACGGTGCTGCACCTCTCAAGGAGATGGTCTTCCACTTCTGGTAACAGATCGAACCCAACGCTCGTATTGCTAGCGCTGGAGCCAGACCCCTTCCGTCATCCAATGGTGGAAAGACCAAGCCAACGAGTCTCAAGTAGGCATCAACCCGACATCGAGCGTCAGGCTTCGCCATCTCCAAGTCAGCCCGAGGCAACACTCGCTCCATAAGCGAACCAGATGGACGCGCACCAGCAGCCGACAACAACATTCCCCGAATAAGGGAAGCTGCCGATAGTTCGTTCTTCCTCGTGCCACCTCTACTCTCAAACAAGACGCGCTGGTAAATGGTGCTGTTCGGATCTTCGTTTAGTTGCCGAAGGATCTCGGCAGACAATCCAGCATGTGCCTTGATGGTCGTGCCAGTTGTCTGCGCCCGACTGTTATTCAATGCGGAGAACAACCGCCGCTCGATGTCCAACGCTAGTGCAGAATACTCAGGATCAATAGCATAGATCCTCGCCCGCATCGGACTATCGGTATCGTAGTGCGCCCAGTACCGCTGTTGACCATTCACGATCCACAACGTTCCGTCTGGTCGTTCAACGAGGCTCACCGGATCGGGAATCAACCCGCCGCTCTTGATGACCACGATGAGGGAGTTCACCTTATTCGTAATCCTCATCCGTTGATACCGCTCATCAATGCCAATGCTCTTTAGCTGGTCGACAGGAATATCCCTCTCGCCACGAAGCAACACCCCATGCACGATGGTCGGCATGGTGCGCCTCCGCTTTAGAGCACCTTCGTACACTGCTTGGCTTGTTGTCATCGTGGGCAGCAGGCTTGGCGAATCATTAAGCTCCGCCGCTTCAGGAACAGACACGTTATTGTGCTTCTCCTTGAACGCCTCCACCATCAGTTCGTCCCGAAGAGACGCGCTCATCTCCGTCGCTTCCTCAAACGTCCTCGGGTCTGACAGCCGACGCGCCAACGCCAGCTTCCGCAATGACCGTTCATACTTTTTCCCCTCTACGACGAAGGTGAGATACCACGCATGGACGCAGGTGGTTTCCCACTGTGACCGAGCGCACCGACACTTCTTTCTGATACCGTTAGTTGATTTCATTTTTTTTGTCTCCCTGCACCTGTCTAGTTGACGACCACGTAGATTCCAACTCGATGATCGCCTGTAACGCATCATCGGTAATCAAGCCTCTCAGTCTCGCTGGAATCACCTCCTTGATATTGCATTCACGACAGCACCGACCATCAGCCACTGGGTCAGCGTTATGACCTTCGTGCCACGAACCATGCTCGACGGGAATCTCCTGCTTGCATAGACAACACTGCATGTTGGTCTCCTTCGCTTGGTTAATAACGTCACCCCTCCAGAAACGCCTACCCTCCCTAGCGGGAGAGCAGGCATTACATGTAACGCCTACGCCTCGTCCTCGACCATCGACAGGTCAATCATGCGCCCGTCCTCTTTGACCATCTCCTTCATCGTCTTTGTGATTTGGTGCAGGTTGCTATTCATTTCCGCTTGGATATCCGCGTCCTTCTTCAAGTCTCCGATGTCCACACCCTGCGACACCTTCCGCAGTTGTTCCACTACCTTCTTCAACGCCCCATCATCACTGAGGTTCTTACTGTCAAACGTCCCCAAGAAATTATCCAGACGCTTGAAGAACCGCTGACCAAACACCCGCTTCTCTCCATCGGGCTTGGTCAGGGTCTGTCGCATGTTCTCGACAATGCCGAGCAAGGTAAGGCGAAGCGAATCCCTGAACTGCTCCAACTCCTTCTCGGTTTCTTGACGTGACCGCTCAAGGTCCTCCTTGTACGCATCTGCCGCAATGGTTTTCAGAATCTCTGGCGTATCGGCGATCGGCACATACCGATAGTTCAGATCGTAGGCAGCCGCTGCTGCGTCGGCACTCCGGTAGTCATTGGGATCGAAGTGCTTTCCCAATCGCTTCTTAGCCTCTGCGATGATGGCTTTCCATTCAGCCTTTAGCTCATCCTTCAGGAGCTCCATCTCTGACTTCGCTTCCTTCAGCTTGTCGTCTACCTGCTCGATGTAATCCAACGGGACAACGTAGACACCGGGACGGAACAGAGAGTTCAGGGCATACATCCGAAGCATTCGACGCTGGCGACCAGCCAGCTTCCGAATCTTACTGATTGCCTCGGCCTTAACGATTCGCTTTCTGGCCCTGACTTCCGAGTTGGTGTCTTGAGTCTCCACACGCTTCCACGTTCCCATGAAGCTCCAATCGAGAACCAAATACACAGCACGATCCGACAACGATGCGATGGACTTCTTGTTGATTGTCATTCGGGTGACCTCCTAGTCGAGTGTGATGACACGCAAAATATCATCGGTTTCCACAGTTGATGTTGAGGACGACGGTGCGTCAGGCAACGGCGTAAAGCCTTCAGGCTTAGCAGCCCGAAGGTAGGGACGGAGCTTCTTGAGTAGCTTACGGAATGCCACATCGGACAGATGAACCCCAGACTCATCGAGTGCCTGCGCCAACACAAACTTCATGGACAGGCGACTCGACGGACTCGCGTTCTTTGCCTCGATGACAGTCTTGGCGATCAAGGAACCATTCACCTTGTCGTCAATAACCCCGCTGCCGTAGAGCTTGACGTGTTCCGTATGCTTACAGGCATAGAACCCACGCTTGCTAATCGAGAATCTCCAGCCGGGACAGGAGCATGAGATTCTCTTGCCCGTCTCTTCAGGAACGTCCAAGTGTTCCTTGACGGTGTAGATTACCTCTGGCGTCCTTGATGAATTGAAACGACCAAGCACCTTGAACGGTCCTTTAATCTTGGGCATTACAGTCCCCTCTCGGCTTGCAACCATTCGTGTTCTGCATTCAACGCCTCGGCTCGTGTTTCATAGGGTCCAAGCACTGGACCCTGAACCGGAGACATGTCTGCCGTCCAGCCATGTCGACCATCAACCAGCGATGGCTCGACGTGGCTAACACGCTTCACCGTTGCCGTACCCTCATCCAACAATGACGCGACCGCGTCGTTATAGATGAACTCCAGACGGTCACCTTGGACCGTGATGTCGATAGTTGTCATGTCTAGCCTCTCGCTTTCACAGTAACGGGACTGGCTCTGTAGTACTCGCTGGTCACCTTGTCGCCAGTAACCTTTCCAAGTGAACGTTCCAGATCCGCTGTTGCCTTCTTGCAGTCTGGTCCGGAGAAGCCCTGCGTTTGGACTTCGATGTTGCCGTCCGTGTCGATAATGACCTCAATGATTTGGCTCATGATGTCTCCTATTTCACTCCAGAAATCTTGACCTGCCCGTTCGCTAACACGCGACGGACAACACGGTAACCGCTACGCTGTAAATACTTCGTGGCTCTGGAGGCGCCATACTCAGTCTTGAGTTTGGTGAGCTTCATCCCGCCGAGCTTGTTTGCAATCGCATCGCCTTGATGACCCCACGTGTCATAGATGAGACGGTAGCCACTGCCCTTTGGGTTCTTCACCACGCCGATGTCGTAATCCGACCCCGGCACTTCGATGGCGTGTTCGCATGTCCCAAACGTCTTCGGGTCATACCCGTTTGCCACAGCCGAATCATCAGTGTCCCAGTCGTTCATGAACTTTCCATACCACCGATGCGTTTGTTGTCCTTCCTTGAACGTCAAGCCGAGCTTGGTGCAAGCCGCCTTCAGCGAACCGATGTCCTGAATCTCAACCTCAACATTTGCCACATGAGACATGTTTATCTCCTAAGGAATACGAATGACCGTCACCCCTCGCTGAGGGCTTCTTGCTTAGTGCGGTAAATTACGGGATCAGGACATGAGCGGACGATCCGCTCGACCGAGCCTGAGCCAGTCCACCATCCTCCAGACTGCTGTGGCACCCAAACCCCAGACCGACCCATGCCAAGCGGCTGTCCGTAATCTGTCGCTACAGCGTAGCGATGATCGCCAAGTCTCACTACTACCGTTGCTGCTTTCATCGTGCCTCCTCTCCGCTACGGGCAACACCAAACACCGAACTACGATTCGTCCATGTCGAAGATGCGACCAGCATCCTTGGGAATCTGTTTCATCCCCTCTGGTGTGGAGACTGGCTTCGACGACTGTTGGTAGAAGTCTCCGCTCGACGCATCCAAGAAACGACCAGACGCCAACGACCGGAGACGCGCTAGCGACTCGGCGCTGGAACGAGACACCGGCGTGATGAACCTTGCAGTCTCCTCGACCGTAGTGTCCATGTCCGCTGCCATCGTCACGCATGTTTTAATCTCTGCGCCAGTCCAGCCCTCGTCCGCAACGCTACCCGGGTCCACGTCATACTTCTCTCCGTAGAGTTTCCACATGGCTTTTCGAGCATCGGCATTCGGAAGCTCGACATACCATGTGCCATACGAGAACCGACGCCGCAGTTCAGGCGGCAGACTCTCGATGGAATTGCAGGTTGCGATCCAGAAGCAATCACCCTGACCAAGCGCCTTGATTACATTCAAGGCTCGACGGGTCATCGCACCAGACTCCCCAACCAACGACCCCTTCATGCCACCAACGTCAAGACCAACTGTCCAGCAGTCACCCTCGTTGCCAGTCGCTTTCGCCAGTTCGCTCTTACCAGTTCCCGGAGGGCCAAGCACCAAGACGCCCCGTGCGTTCTCGTCCTGCATGTGCTGCAGGAAGTAACCAAGTTGCTCTTGGGATGTGCCAGACGAATCACCCTGACTTCCAAACGCTCCGGCCAACATCTTTTCTATTTCATCGATGAAGACAATCGCCTTCGGAGGACGCTTGCCCTTGATGATGCCGCGCAGGAACTTGGTCAACGCACCGAGTCCTTTGAGTTTGTCGAAGGCTGCATCGGAACTAAAGATCGACAGACCCGGGGTCTGTTCAATCTGCTGCCGTTGATGCTGCCGAAGAGACTCAAGGTCCAGACCAGACTTCCGAAGCGATATCGCGGTGACCTGCTCTGCCTGTTGCATTGCCAAGCCAGCCAACGCATCAGTCGCGTTTTCCAGAACACTGGCTGACGGCTTAGGCAGTCCAGCATTCTCGTGGATCTTCACAACGACCGGCCGTAGCTCGTCAGGCGTAGGCATCGCCTCAGACAACACCACAACATCATTCCGAAGCTCGGGTGGCAACGTGCAATCCGGCATCGTGAGAACCAACGTACGACCACTCACCTTGAACTGGTCGCGCAGATTCCAGATGCCCTGCAACACGGCAGGGTCCAATCGAGCATCTTCCCAGAAGCGATGCAGGTTCGACATAATGGTCATCGACGAATCTGGCGAGGACGCTGCAACCATCAACGCATTCTGTGGTTGTATTGTTGCCATCTGCTCACCACCGAACGGCTCTAGCATGTTGCCGAAGACTGCTTGCGCCTCATCGTTCACTGGACGCATACCCGATGCGGCGTCCCATACAAACATCGAGGCCACTGCGACCTGCCGCTTCTGACATACACCCTCCACGCCAGTGATGAGACGCTTCCTCGTTGCGCCCGGGTCAGGCGTTTCGATTGCCACGATCGGTGTGCTTACTGCGCGAGCCGAGAGGAACTGCTTGGTGATTGCGTTGTTTTTGGATTCCATTTCAGTCTCCAGAATAAAGTTACCGAGTTACCGAGGGGTATTCGCTTTCGTTTTCTTCTAGCCGTAATCGTTTCACTGGCACTGGCTCGCCAGTCGCTTCTGCAAGGTCATCGGCAAGACCGTCCAGCTTCGCTGGTAAATGTTTCAGCATGTCGCTGACCCTGAACTCGACCCAGTTGTTTCGCCGCAAGGCATGACATGCCTCGCAACGCTCACCACCAGAATCCAAGTTCGCTAATACAGACCGAACCAACTCCGCAGCCCATCGGAGCTTGTCGCTCCTTGAGGCCGTTGTGAATCTTCGCGCCTCACTCATCACTTCCTCCTTCCGTCGTACAGCTCTCCAAGCAATTGCAGTAACCAACCAAACAAGAACACCGCTGCCGCGCAATACAGCGCCAGCCACATCTCCGTCTCACGTAACCACTCATCTGTCATACGTTCACCTCATTCCATCGAGCGTCCAGCGATTCATGAAGCCGGTCTAGTGCTATCTCGTAACGAGGGCGAAGCGACGGGAGCAACGTTGCGGCGTTTTCTTCCGCGAGGTGATCTTGGATGTCGCAGCACTTCACCACACTCGCCAGTTCAGACTCCAAGACGCGCCCGATGTATTCAGAGTAGGTCTCACCGCCAGACGGAAACCATGACCCTTGACGGCGAGTGAGGACGATCACCGTATCGACAATGTTCTGTCCAAACAGATTGGACATCTCTTTCAGCATGTCTTCCACGTCACTGGACGGTCGCCACGACCGCATTTGCGATTTCCTACCAAGAAGAATTGGGTCCCAGTCCTCAAGGACATCGTGAAGAATACCGACCACCATAGCCTCGACGCCGCGTCCGATGCTGTCGCCAGCGCCAGATGCGAGAACACCGATACGCATTGAATGCCGAAACGTGCTGTCGTCAAGGTGCTCCTCTGCATACTCAATGGCAGCGGCAATCAGTTCGTAAGGCTTCGGGTAATGGGTGATGTAGTTCTTGGTCATTCTGGAATCTCCTCATGGTTTTCAAATAAAAGGAAGTACGTACGGAGAAGAACGCTTGGTGCGTTCTCCTCTTGTACGTACGTACGTACCGCGCGCGTAGCCTCAACGTTTCACCGTCACCCCTCCGTTTTATGCGATCAACAGTTACATGCAAAGGCTGGGTCGTCCCCTTCAATGTCGTAACCGCATACGTCACACAGGACAATGAGGGGTTCCGTGACCTTGAATCCGTGCGGTGACTTGATGTCCGAGGTCAGTCTGACCGGAGGCTTCGGGGCTTCGACGACGGTCCACACTGCCATCACACCCGTTGATTCAATCACCACCTTGCTGTCGTCGTACTCTTTCAAATACAAACGCACACCAGCCACGTCGCTGAACTCCAACGTTTCGCTGTTGTTGAAACGACGGTCGGTCAGGTTCACGAAGAATCGAACAACGCCACCCAAGTGGGTGTCGTTCGTCCAGTGGGTGAGCGTCGATGTAATTGCGTCAATCGTCGCCTCGACCACAGCCTCATCGCCAAACCGCAACATGAACTGCTGAGTAACTGGTGAACCGTTTGTCCTGATTGCCGTGACATTGATGTTCCAAGTGATCTGTCTGGAGCTAATATGATCGATCATGATGTCTGTCCTTTATTGCAGCGCCTTGGCTGCATGGGTGGGAACGTAAGCGTTCCATGAGACAGTGGAACGTTAAACGCTCCACTGCCCGAGCAACGTTTACCTACTGAAACATCATGCGTAGAAATGTAGGCGTAGTAGGTAGCACTTCTTGTTTTGCACCCACTGCACAGCCGCTTGCTTGTTCTGCACCCCAGCCAACAGCCTGCCTGTCGGAGTACTGATCACCCAAAAATCTCCGTTACTGCTTGTCGTTGCTACATGCTCCCCGTCTACTAGCAGCGCCCACGTTGCCGCTTGCGTGTAACCGTTGCCCCGTCTTCCCCAACCGCAAGGCTCGGTGCTGGTATCGCTCATTCGTTTGCTTAACTTTCTAACTGTCACTTTCATTTCGCGTCCGCCGTCCATCCATCGCTTTTCTGCTGCGCTTAGTTCTGCCATTGTTTTGTCCTTCGGTTAATTGATTAACAGTTCGTCACCCCTCCAAGCTGAGAGGTTTTACATTCCAGCAAGCGCCGATGCCATCTTTGTTCCAGCCTTGCCCCGACGGTTCATCAGCGCCTTGGCTTCAGCCTTGTAGGTCTTCAGACTGCGACGACGGCAGGAAGCGATGTGGGCTTGGATGTCCTTTACGTCAACCCCGTGGTCAACGTAATCCGCAACGACCATGCTGAACGCCTTGATCGAACGAGTGCCGCGACTGGTGTTGCACTTGAAACAGGAAGTCACGAGGTTGGTGGGCAAGTTGCTGCCACCCTTGCTTCTGGGCTTGCAATGATCCAACGTCAACTGTGCGCCGTCCTCAACAGACTGTCCGCACCATGCACAAGCGAGGCCATCTCTTAAATAGATGGCGAGTCGGGTATTTGGTCTGATCCAATTCATTGTGTTCTCCTTTGAAGAACGGTGATGTTTCCGAGTAGAGCCGAATGCTCTAGAGGACGCTCCGCAGAAGCGGAACGCCCGAACAACAGTCGGAGCATAGCCGTGGGTGTCACTGCCCGCGCTGGTCTTACTCTCGCCCCCCGGTGGGGTGCCCCCGCTGCCTTCACTCGTTAGAGTTCCTCAGCCGTGCGTCCGGACCGATTGTCTCGGTCAGGGCAGTTACCTCGCTTTCGCACAAAGTCCATCGTGGGTTCCTCAGTCTCAACGTTGCCCGTTCCAGTCATCCTCGCTCTAGTGCATGAACCGCTTGGCGCGTATCGCACTATAAGAATGATGGAACGCAAGCAACGAGGGTCGCCGGTCGCCCGAGTCTGTTCTTCCTCGGACGGGGCCGGGACGTTAGCTTTCACCTTGCTGTTTCGCTACTGATGAACCTCGTGTGGCGAGGTTGCCAACTTGCTATGTTTGCCAGACGTTTATTGTCCTCCGGCTTAGACTCGCCAGCAGTTCGTTGGAGTTACCAACATGTTGTGCGTTCCGCGTTTCTGCTTTGTGGCGTAGGTGCATCCTGTCAGGGAGCGACCCAGCGTTAGGGCAGTGTCGAGGTCGACAAGAGCCGAGGCGAGTTGTCGTTCAACTGCGGGGCAGGGACAGAGATCTTCGCTGCCACCGAACTGCTGACATTTAGAACGTTAGCGCGGGTCCCGCTTTCGAAGGCTGTCGCCCCGCTACTCTGAGTCGGTCGTGGCTGCGAAGCTCGCGCCCCAGAGATGAAACGTTATTCAGTTGTTAAAGAACTCTCGTTTGCTGTTGGTTTCAAACAACAACAACAACATAATTATCCCATCTTTTCTCATACGCTGAACAGGGAGGGCGAGAATTATCTGGTCGAAAACACCCCTGTAAACGTTGACGATATGAAGGGGCACCAAAAAAGTTGGGGCATGCGTCTGTCTTGACCCGACAAAAACGGATGGTCGAGAGCCTGTGGAACGTTGGCCCGAGTCTCTGGTCAGGAACGTCTTAGGCGTTTAGGTTTTGGTTGGGAACGGGAAGGGAATGGTTGGGTAGGTGTCGGTTAGGTTAGGTAACAAAGGACAGGCAACGGCGAAGCCAGCCAACAAGGAACACAACTTGGTCTGGGTGCTTGGAAACGTGCCGTGCCAAACGGAGCGAACGCTCAACGGCCAACTGCCGACTTGCTATCACAGGCGTGACCTTCTCAACGGCTGCCAACGTCTTTGGCCCGATGATGCCATCGACCGAAACGCTTAACACCTTTTGTAAATCCTTCACGGACAACACCGGACCGGAGAGCACCGAGTTATCAATGACCTGCGTCCGAAGGTCAAGGTCCGAGAGTGTGTGTATGCCGTTCGTCTCGACATACCGTCTGGTTAAAATCGATAGGGCTTCACCCTTGCTTAACCTCTTGAGCTCCGCACGGGTGCATCGCCGCTGACGCCATGACTCCAATGTCCGAAGTGTGATGCCACCTTTCGTGGGACCACCCCTGTCGTTGGGGTGCTCGGTATACTCTGGCCATCCTTCACGGTCCAGTACTGCCTCAAGGATGTCGTCAACCGTCACTCGTTTCCTGCTCCCGTTGATCCCGGCACTGGAGACGTGACCAGATAGACACACGGCGCAGTCGAGGCGAGCACTTGTCTCTGACCGTTTGCCAATGTCCACTCTGCCGACGTGACTGATCCGGCAGACATCTGGACACGGAAGTCTGGCGGTGCTGGTATTGGGACAGACACCACAACCTCGCCGCCGTGGAAACAACGCAAGATGGGCACACGCTCTTGTGCCTCAACATGCAGCCACGCAAACCCACACACGATGAACACTGCCACAACCATCACGCCGCTTGAAACCACTGTCACCATTTCAGGCATGTCATTCTCCTGCGCCGAAGACTCCAACCAGTCCAGCAACAACCGCCGACACGACCGTGCCGATCGTCGCCGCGACTTTCATGGACGTCGACTTCGCCATCGCCAATTCGCGTATCTCCCGATCAGCCAGCACCGCCAGTCGAGTATTGATCTCGGCCACCTTGTCGTCGAGACCCTCTAGCTTGTGTTGATACTCGTCCATTCTGGCGAGTACCAACCGTTTCATCTCTGTCCAGTCTCCGTTCGTTGTCGACATCCTCAAACATTCCTATCTGAGCCGATGCAACCGTTGCAGGGTTTACAGGTGTGCGTTTAGGTTCAGGCAAGTCCAGCAAGTCAGCCAGCTCCTGCAGATTCCTGACGACCACCTTTTTCTGCATGTACTTAATAGTTGGCTGCTCTGGCATACCCATGTCTCACCAATGCTTCGTTTATGTTTTCGTTGTCTGCCCAGATGGTTACGAGCCACCGTCCATACTTGCCCACTTGTCTGTCGTCCGAAGGTTGCGTTTCCACGATGATGGTTTTAGCGATGTCCAATCTTGCCTGTAACCAGTCACGCGCCTTAACGCCTCGCGCCCGTTGCGTTCCCCGCACCTCAGGCGCATTGATTCCAAACAGTCGACCAGTTACAACGATAGACACACCGAACCCGAGGTCGAGAGCCATCTCCATCAGCGTGTCCGCGTCATAAACCCGACAGGATCGCATGGGAAAGCGCCATGTAATACCATCGCTGGTCATGCTTTCATGATCCGGCTCTGCCACTCACCCCATTGTTCCAGATGCAGCGTCTGAATCGGTCGCTTGTCGCCGACAAGGTTGTAGTCCTTTGGTTCGCGTATCGAGACACCGATGTAGCCTTCATCCCCATCAAGTCCGAAGATTCTTACTGGTCCATACCATGCGTCTGTGCCTTCGTCCGTGCGCGGAAAGATGTCCTTGTCGAACGGCGACTGTGTCCAGTGACCGTTGATGCCACGACCGGGAAACGTCATCGGAATCAGATCAAGCGCACGCGACCATGCGACCAGCGCCTCATCAGTCGCACCATCTGGTACGTCACACGACAACAGCCCATGTGCATGGAACGTCGGAATCGACCGCTTGAGTCTCAGCATCGCAGCGGAACAGAACGCTGTTGCGGTACTGGGTGTCCCGTCAGCCAGTCGGCCTCCCGCTCTGGTGATGTTGCCAAGATTCATCCACTCGCCACTGATAAACGGCATGCGATTTGTCGCGTAGTCGACAGCCGTGTGTTCAATGAGTCGCTTGCACGACGCCAGATAATCCCAGTCCCGCATTCTCCTAAGATGCTCGTCGAAGAAGTCGGCTGGCTGGTCGCAGTAAAAGGTGTTGTCCTCATCACAGGCTGCGCCAAAATTCATCAAGCGGTTCGGTGCCAACGTCTTGATACGCTTCCCTAGTGCTTTCACCACATCACTGTCGTAGCCAAATCCAATTTGGCTTGGTTCATTCGCCACCTCATACAGCACCGACGGTAGGTCGCGGGTTGTCCCAACGAACTGCTCGGTATAGGCGTGCATCTTGGCGATGACATCAGGATGGCGACTAACAACGTCCGGTCGTCTCGTCCAGTCCAGTTCGCGTCCGACGAATCGTTCAATGCCACCGAACAGACAGCATCTGGTATAGATACCAAACGAGGCGCAGTGATTGATGAACCCCACCAACTGCCCCCAGAAATGATCACCGTCATCCACGTGCGAGTTCTGTCGACCTTTGTCCATCCAGTACGTCGAGGTCAGGTTGAACAGCGGTCGGATCGCGTTGATCTTCCGACGCTTGAAATACGACAGCAAGGCATCAACTCGTGTGCGGTCATCGTCTAGCCAAAGACGGTACAGACCCATCGCTGTTGATTCTCGGTAGTCGACCACAGCACCGTCAGGCGTGTGAAAGAACGGCGAGTGATGTTGCACACACAGCACTGGTAGATCGTGGCGTACAGCGACAACAGGCGGGTCTGGTGGTGGTTCTGGTGTCGGTGTTGGGTCAGGGAGAGAGGGAGGGTCGGGCACAGCGACGACAGGGCAGGAGTCTGTCGACGGTGACGGGTCAGTCGTCACCGGGAGACTCGCCGCACCCTTCCCTCCAAGCACAGACACCAGCCATCGCAGGATCGCGAGCACACGAGTCACTGCGCCACACCGGTCAGTGTGCTGGTATCGAACGCCGTTGCGGTCACGTCACTGGCCTTGCCGTTGCCCTTGTCCAATTCTGCCAGTCGTGCGTGCTGTTGTGCGATCAGTAATCCTTGCCGTTGAATCGTCACGTCTCTGTCGCCGATCATCTTCAACAGGTCGTCGATGCTGATCTGCGGAAGTCCATCTGCTGGTTGCTGCTCATTCGCCATCATCATCCTCCTCTGGGTCATGGTCGCTCACATCATCAGGCTGGAGTCGTTCCACCAATGGACGACCCGTCGCCTCGTCAATCTCCATGCGCGGTGGTTGCATGTGGTCGTCATAGCGG